GGATAATCTCGGAGCCGATAATCTCAGCAACAAACTGCTCGGGGGCTTCTTGGAACGCGCCCCAAATGTTAGCCACCTTCTCCCAGCCTTCGCCTTCTGCCAGCTTATTGTCGATACGAGTAAGGGCTTCTTGCCACTCACCAGTCTGTAGGCCAGCACCGAAGCTAACAACATCATCCGCAAACGCGCCGACGGGGGAGCTATTGGGATCAAACCCAAGCGTAATGTTGACGAACGCATCCATGGTGCCGAGCAGCTCGCCACCAGCTTTCGCGACTAACCCACCGTAATCCCGCGCGGTATCGAAGTACCCCGCCTCGTCGTATTTGTTAAGAAAATCAACAACATCTTGGCCGAATTTACTCGCAAGAATTGCCTGCCCTGCATCGTCAAATCCTGCGCCAATCTGCGCCCAAATGCCGGGGTTAGATTCTTGTAGATCATCGTATGTCGGTACATTTTTCTTTGGTCGGAATTTTCCATTGGTAATCTTCTTGCAGATACCCATCTTTTTTAAATTTATTGCAGACCGGAGGATCGTAACTATCCATTTTGTCGCTAAATAGAAAAGTTTGCGGCATACGGGTATATTTTTCGGAACACCCACCTTTAAGGCCCGACCTATTAATTTGCGGCACATTGGTATTCATATAATATTCCACAAACATGGCGACCATGATACGGGCGACTTCACGATCAGATTGACGATCAATATTATATTTTTTACCTTCGCGTTGGGCACGTTCCCGAACATATTCACAAATTCCTTCTTGAATTTTATCAATATTTTCGGGGCTGAAAAATTCCCAACTTACGGAATCATGTTTGGTCCAAGTAATTTCTGTAAATAATTTGCGGGCATCGTGTCGCCGCTTTTGTGAAAAACCTATTTGTAGTAATTCAGACATTCTGTAATAATGCGAGAAAAAAAAATGGTCAATTACCACATTTGGGTACAATGTTTATGCACATTATCCGTGATGGGGCAAAGATTTTCATTGAGCCAAACTTGTTTGTACTCGATTGGAGGATTCTGGCAACGAGTTGATGCAAATTCTGATTTGCATGAGTTGCAACATTTACTAATTGGTTGGCGACATACTTCGCATACTGTCGACATCTTTAAATCTACAAACCTGATTACACCAAGATTCATAAATTTTCAATTTTATGAAACCCATCGATTACCGCAATGTAGACAAGAAATAGCGGTGGTGGCACTTTCATCACAACTACGGCTTTGATATTGCTGCACCAGACAAGTATTATGTTTACATTTGCCGCAGGTGAATGCCTTGGAGGTAACGGGTTTATGATAATGGAGTGTATTTTCTTGTTCTTTGAATTTATCTAGCAATGCTTTGGATCGATCGGGAAATAGTTCGACAGGTTCCATAAACGCGATTCGTTTCAGATCAATTTTTTGTTCGTTGATAGCTGGGAGAAGATATGTATTGACTACTGAACTACTGGGGTCAAGATTATTTAGCAAAGTGCGAGTTTTGGAAATATAAATGTCAGTGAAATTAGGATTTTTCCATGATTTGTAAACACCCCGTTGCCGGGCATTAATAATTGTGTATTCGAGGATACTTTTTTCTATTTGTTTACGATTTTCTTTGCTCAATCCGAATTTTTTAAATTTAGAAATACATTGTGCCCGAATATGTTTTTTTTCTGACATGATTTGTATTAACTATCTATCATATATTTTTAGGTAGTAACTAATTTCAAATTGAGAATTTTTTCGTACTCAACATTAACAGTGAAATGAGTAGAAAACAATTTATCTATTATCCACAGCCAACAGATCCAGATTTTTACGATAAGATTTACCATAAAAAAGAATTTTATCTAAATCGGCAGCATTTGTTGAGCAAAGAAACACTGAAAAATCCGGACGATTTATGTCGTCAGAAAGAGAAATTTAAATTGTTGCCGCAACAGCAATTTTTGAAAAATTTAATTAGTCCGGACACACCATATAACAATATTTTAGTATTTTGGTCTACGGGGGTGGGCAAAACATTGGGAGCCTTGTCAGTAGCGGAAGGATTCAAAGATTATATTCGCACGATGAATGAAAATGGCATTCCGGCTAAGATTTACATTATTTCCAACACTGAAGCTAAGAATAATTTCAAGGATACCTTGTTGCGACCCTGCGACAAAGATAACACCTACATCACACCTAAAGAGTGTGAAGAATTAGATGAGTTATCTAAAAGTCAAAATCCGGTATTGCAGGCCAAATATTATGAAAAAGAGAAGAGGATTTACAAAAGATTAAGTAACAAGAAATATGATGGGTATTATAAATTTATGAGTTACAAAAAATTCCAAAACAAAACTTTGGGAGAATTTAGTCATTTACATACTACTCCGTCTGGTAAAGTTAAACGAAAGTATCGTCCTCCTACAAAGGGGGCAATTAAAAATATTGATCATAGTATTTTGATTGTAGATGAGGCTCATAATATTACAGAAAATGATAGGGGGCGGGCAGTGGAGTACATTTATAAAAAATCTAAAAATGTTCGATTGGTTTTAATGACGGCAACACCTATGATGCACAAAGCCTACGAAATTGTGCCGCTCCTCAAAATTTTGCGGTTAGGAACGGGAGAACATTTGCAAATGAATGATATTTTCGAAGGTCCAAAATTTAGCAAGTTGAAACCGGACGGATTGGAGAAAATCAAAAAAATTTCGACCGGTTATGTTTCGTATCTCCGAGGACTCAACCCCTATTCATTTCCCGAACGAATTGATGAAGGAGTGATTCCGAAATTTAAATCATTGCCAGCCAATATGCAATTGATTTATACGCCAATTGTGCGGTGTGTGATGGATAATTATCAATATGCAACTTACAAAAATAACGATAATGGAAAATTCAATGCTAGTATCAAGAATATTGTCGATATTGTTTATCCCAATCCCGAACGAGGTAGTCGAATGGGTATTTATGATGTCGCGATTTTGCGTAAATTAGAGGGAACACCAGAGGGTCGTAAGTTTTTGCAAAAAAATGGGATTAGATTTATACGTAGTCCGGGAACTGACAATATTGAAATCGACGGAGATTTTTTAAATTGGGAACATATCAAAAAATATTCGTCTAAATTTTATAGGTTGTTGGTAAATTTACACCAGCAACGTAATGACAATGTAGGTAAAAGTTTCATTTATACTAATTATGTGAAAACGGTGGGTGTGTTTTTGATACGGCGACTCCTAATTCGCAACGGATATGAAGAATTTTCATTTTCCAAAATTGGCGCAAGTTCTAACCCGAACACTAAATGCTATTATTGTGGAATTCCTCAGGGGAAACACAAAAAAAGTCGTGATCATCAATATCATCCCGCGACATTTATTGCCCTGACTGGATTGGTCGATAAAATTACGAGTAAACAATTAATTGACCAGTACAATTCGCCAGACAATTTGTATGGTAAAATTATCAAAATAGTGATTGGATCACCATATACCCAGGAAGCGATTGATTTCAAGGCGATTCGTACTATCCACATTATGAATTACCCGAAAAATTATTCGACTATTGAGCAAATTATTGGTCGCGGGGTGAGACATTGTTCGCATTCACCTAAATTACCCAAAGACAAACGCAATGTCCGAATTTATCGCTACGTGGCATCCCTACCCAACCCATCTATCAATAGTATCGAGGAGAAAAAGTACATTATTGGTGAAAAAGATCATATTGTTATCAAACAGGTGGAGAGAGCATTAAAAGAGAATGCGGTTGATTGTTCCTTAAACAAACCGCAAAACATTTTCGAGGAAGAATATTTGAAATATCGGGGGTGTGAAAAAAAACATAAATGCAATGTTCAATGTGATTATCAAGATTGCCAATATAAATGTGCTACCCCCGTCAAAATGGATCCGAGACATCATGGTTTGTATCCGCAACAATTGACATTGAAAGAATTGGATACCTCTACGTATGCTGCTTATCCCAATTATTATCAGCCCGAAATGAACAAAATCAAGAAGAGGGTACGGAAAATATTCAAACAAGATGTAGCTTGGACGTTGGAACAATTGAAACATTTGGTGAAACGAAAGAGTTTGTATCTTGAAGACCGATTTTTATATTTGGCGTTACAGGAAATGATAGAAAACAAAGAACCAGTTACTAATTTCTTTGGAGTGCCGGGAACAATTATTTATGCGGGCAAATATTATTTATTTCAACCTGACGGCATGGATAGGAACATTAGTGTTTTGGAAAGATCGCAACCTAGTCAGACAGTAACTACACAAAAAGTTAATGTCAGTGATTATCTCAATACATTTGTGACCGAAACCAAATCGAGATTTGAGAAATTTGATTTTGAAAAATTCAAAAAGGCGATAGAAAAACATTCTGATCCTGCCAAAATAGAAAAGATAGCGACCAAACAAGATTTGAAAATTCAGCAGGATGTCTTGGAAAGTGCGATCGAATCCATGTTGAAAATATTAAAAACTCGTAATGGTAACAAAACGATGCCCGGAATTAATAAAATGACCCGAGCTGATTTCAAAACATCGGCGGATTATGCAATTTTTGATTATAATCGGAAAATTTTGGATGCTTTCAAGAAATATTTGATTTTGTCAGATCAGTTGGTTGATAGTACGACCGAATATAGTTATTCGAGTAGTGCTGAGATAATGTCAAGTCCAGACAAAACTATCGTGGGGCATTATTTAGGATCTAAACCAAGATGTTATAATCAGGTCAAGAATGAATGGGCATTGTGTGGAAAAGATATCAAGCGTCCCAGCAAAGCGAATTTGAAAGAGAACAATATAGTGATTGGATATTTAAGCAAGGATCGGAGGAATAGAATTGTATTCAAATTGATGATTCCTAAAAAAGAGGAAGCCAAAGATCGGCGTAAACGGACGCGTGGATTTGTGTGTAAACAGAATAATGACAAAAAAATATTATTCGAAATTGCTAAAAAATTAAATATTGACCTCAAACGGAAAACTCAAGAATACATTTGCGATAAAATCGAAGTAAAATTGCGTGGATTGCAACGGAAAGCGAATAAGAGCAAAGACATTAAGGATCAATATCGGTGGTTTTATGATTATTTGGAGTACATGAAAATTGGCAAAAAATAATTATTCTCTTAATTAAGGGTAAATGAAAGAACTGCTACTCCTAATAGTATTAGCTGTCGTGTTGTATTTAGTATTTTATACCCACGAATGTTCTAAATACGGGTGCGGGTATTTAGAGAGATATCAAAATATTGTGCCATCATACATGCAACCCCTGCCGATTAATGGTCAAGAAGAAGGGTGGGTCTACATTGGAAAATTGTATAGTCAGAAATTGGGCAAAACGGCACAGTTGAGATTGGAAAAAAATGTTGATCCCAATGCCATGGAAGCGATGTATAAATTTCGCGGCGTGGATACATTGCGGAAATTATTCATCCCCATCGATACCAATAATCGAGATCTACGAGATGGACAATTGATTAGTATCAAAGGATACGAAGATGCTAACCCATTTCTAGTTGAATTGGCCAAAAGCATGAAATTCAAATATAATCTGGCGGCTTACTAATTGTCACCAGTTCGTTTAAATTGAATAGTTTGGCGAATATTTTTATTTTTTGCTTGGCGTTCCTGATCTTGTTTTTTCATTTTATCTAATTTCGAACGATTATAATAATTCATTTCGACAATATCACTTTTTTTGAATGGTACGGAACCATTTTCATTAGCTTCAATATTAGTGCGAACAATTTCACTTCGAATAGATTTATATTCTTGTTCATATTTTTTCTCATTATTCAAATTTTCATAACAAGTATTGACAATGTTATTGATTTTTCTGAGAGTTTCTGCGGGACAATGTGACGCTAAAAATAGGACATTAGTATTTGAAACCGTGATTTTAACATCGTCTTGCTTCAAGAGGTAATAAATAGGTTCATGATCTTTCTTGGGGAGTGCTGCAATACGTGCAGCCAATTGATTCAAATTAACATCAGCCATTATTATTTTTGTATAATGTCAACTGGCTTTAAGTTTCGACGCAATTTAATAGTAAACTAAGTCGATCGCTGATTTGATCATATTTTTGGCTGTACTGAGAGTATTAAAAAACGCTTTTTTGATAGTTTTGGGAGTTTCTTTGTTGTGATAATGGAAGAAATCAATAACAAAATATCTATAATCGGCGGTGCTACTATTATCGATACGATTGTACAATTGCAATTTGGCTTCCTGATGGATTTCGCCGGGAATAAATCGTTTCATAATTTCATCCATCAAAATTTGTTGCGTGAGTCGAACCGAATTTTCGATTGGAGGACTGACTTCAACTAATATTTGGAGCATATTGACGAAAAGGTTAACATGACGACGTAGACACAGATAAATTTGATCGCACAATTCACAAAATTGTTTGTAATCCGAACTTTTAGTGCCCCCCAGTGCCTCGACTATATCGCTGCTGATCCGCATTCCAGAGTTGTCGATAGGTTTAGGATCAAAACCTAGTATGTATCCGAAATCGATATGGAAAAGTACACCTTTTTTGGTGATCATGATGTTATCGAGATGTCGATCACCAATGCCCAATAGGTAGGTGATGACGCAATAGGCCGCGCAACTTTTAATAAATCGATCTTTCACATCTTGTACCGGTTCGGATTTATTGTGTTCGATGATGTAATTGAGAATCGAGAATTGCTCTTTTTCTTTGATATCATAAATTGTTTCAGCATCTGTCACGATTTCGATAAATCCTGCATTAACTGTAGTGGGTCGAACAGCATACGTAATAATATGAAAATCAGTTTGGAGTTCTTCTTTGAGAATCATATCCATTAATTTTATGATGGTCATCACAATTTGATCTTTGCGGAGGTCCTCATTTTTAAATAAGATATATTCAGTTTTATCGGTCTCACCATCGCGGTAATGGTAGGGTATCAAAAGTGGTCGCGTGGCACTTTGCTTAACTTCTATTTCTTGGCAGTTGATTGTGGCATTTTTGATATATGGTTTGGTGGGAATAGTGGTATTGCCCACGTGTTTTAAATTGGAGTTAATAATATCAAAAATCGCGAAAGACGTATTAAATTTCACGTGACGTCTAAAAAGAGACATGGCGTGTCGATAAATACTGGCGTAGTGAGATTTACGAGAATTGGTACGCAATTGCCAATAGATTTCACTGCATAATTGAATATTACAATCGCTCTGGATACATTTTTGGATCAAGTAGGGAATAATAACACTGACGCCATCAGTGCTAACTAGATGCACGAGTAGCGGAATAAAGCAGAGGAATTCCTCGAATTCGGCTTGATCGAGTTGTTGGATAGCAAATTGGCGAATTTCAAGAGACTCTGCTCGGAGCAAATTGAGAGCATCTTTAGGAGTGAGACGAGAATTACATAATCGCATACACATTAAATCAGTGCAGGAAATGTTGCGTTCTTCCTGGGCGATTTTAAGCACATCTTGAATTTGACTTGGAGTGTCAACCGAATTGATCAATTGCACGAGATATTTACTATGTCCGGCTAGGTAGCGTCGGTTAACCCAAAGTAAATGCTTTTCAAATTTGGTCAATTTGCAATTAAATGGTTTGTATTGAGTTTCGCGGAAGGATGACAAGTTACAGTTGGCGAGGTAATTCCATAATTTACAAACTGGTCGAATACAGTCGCGGTAATCAAAAATGGTCAATTCAATAAGATCAAAAACTTTGATTAGTTCTTGAATATTTTCGAATTGTCTGATTTTTTGGAGGCAGGAATTACAGACGCGAACTTCCACTGCGGTGGGATCGATAGCGGGATTGGGGTGAATTGGTTTGGGAAGTTTATTAGGATAATTTTTGGGGATGACAGTTTTAGTTATGGTACAGGTGTAGCAGAAAATATGACCACATACGCGGCAATGATGTTTTCGGCGGAAGAAGTTGAATTCGATATCACAGTTGAAACATTTTTTCACGGTGTTATCTTCGACCCATTTATATAATTGTCGTTGCTGAATATTTTGGAGGCTGCGATTCCTTTCTGGAAGTCGTCTATGGTCGATGTACATACTGTAACTAATATTATCATTCATTGTTAGTTAATAATGTGTTAAAAATTTTTTAGACTTTGACGATAATTACTTTCGTACCTAGTATTAAGATGAGCAGCACATCAGATTATTTAAAGGACAATTCTGAGATCTTTAATATTGTATTGTTATCGATATTTGTAACAATCATAGTGTTGATATTGATGCGATGTGTAGATCCCATGGAGACCATGGTGGCCGAAACAAAAAATCGCGAAAAAAAACAAAAACAAAAACGGGCAACCATGACTGCAAAATTAGAACATGCTCGCTATAAAAAAATAATTAAAAAATTAGATAATGCTATTACCGAGCAGACCAAGACGCCCTTGCACCAACAAAATAAATCATTGCTGACAAATTTACATGACAATAGTGAAAATTTGACTATTAAGGCCAGCCAGTATGCTAATGATAGGGGTGGGTATCAATTCAAAGGTCGACCGGAAAATTGGTATGTCGCATTTTCAGAGCAGGCACGAATGTTATATCGATAAAATTTACCAATTGAAAATAAATCAACTTGGACTTTTTTTTTGACTCGCGGGTACAAACAATGCAGGAAGACTTAGATTACGATTTGGAAGAGATTTTGGGTATCCACAAAACTCCGCCTCCCCCTCCCAGTCCACGAGAATTGTTTCAAAATGGCGATCAGGTTGAGGGAGTTCAATTCACCAAGGGTCAAGCTAAATTACTAAGCCAAAAAATTAAATATGCAGTGCGCAAAAAAAATAGAATCCGCTATTATAAACTGTTTTCTAAAACTATCCATTGGTGGCTATTTTATCCCTTCCTGATCTTGGGTGCTTTGACCGGAGCCGGAATTTTCACCAATCTCACACCTGTAAGTACCAATTCAACTACTTCACTTGACTGGTTGCAAATCACGTGTGGTATCATATCATTACTCAGTACTAGTTTGGGAGCTATTTTGGGTGCCGCCAAATTTCCCGAGAAAGAGGAAGATTGTCGCATTTTCGTTGCCAAATGGGGGAACTATGCTGACAAATATACCTCATTATTGTACCGATCATATCGTGACATGGGTGATGCCAATATTGTCATGGAACAAGCTCTGTCTGAATTGACTGACTTGGAAAATGAAAGTCCAGATATCCCCCTCTTTGTGAGTCGATTATATTCGCGATCTCCTATTGCGAAAGAAATTGGTGACGACACCGAAGAACCAGTCTTCGATTTCGACCATGAACAAGAACTTTTGGGCAGAAATGATGATCATTCCAGTTATGAAATTGGTGGAGGATCCAGAATTCGCCGTGTCAAAATGGAAAATAGACATGACACTGAATCAGAACAAGATTCTGAGCATAATCTTGTGGCCAGTCCCGACGTAATTAGTGTGCCTCCATTGCAACGCCAATTGGATTTTGAGTTACATAATAATAGTACTTAGATAAGTCCCCGTTTATGCATAATGATATTAAGCAAAGTATCTAATTCTTTTCTATCTAATGGTTTACGCAGAAAAGCATCAACACCTGCCGCAAATGCTTTATTTTTAATTTCGGTGGAAAAACTGGCTGTCATACCAATAATAAGTGGACGTTTATTAGGATCAGGAATTTTGCGGTGGATAGCGGTGGTGAGAATATCTCCGGTATACCGCGGCAAATAAATATCCATCAAGACTACATCAAAATTCAAAACGGGATCTTTCTTTTTTAATTGTTTGATCAACGTAAATCCATCCGGCATAGATTGAATATTGACATATCCCATCTGTTTCAATAAACTTTTGATAATGAACGTGCTCTGGTAATCATCATCAATAATCATGACCCGCAATTTTAATTTGGCAGAATCATCTTCGTCAATTTTATGATTGGCAAGTAATTTGGTGCAAGTGGTAAATATTCTGGAGTCCTCTACCGGTTTGGTAAAAATGACTTCGTAAATTAATTCAGTATTGGGAGTTTGATCACTGCTCCCCCCACTATCTCGAATATTAGAATTGGGTCGCAAGCCAATGACTGGAATATTGGCTATGTCATTCATATATTTTTCTGTCAATTTATCCTCCAGCGTGATATCAAAGAATAAGATGTCGAATTTAAGGTTCGGATTTTGGAGATAAACTGACATTTCGTGTAAGTTGTCACACATGAAGGTGGATAAATTCCAACCCATCAATATTTTGGATAGTTTGACTCGGTCATCAACATTCGAATCAATGATCAAGACATTAATACCCGTGAAATCGATGATTTGTGTATGTTGCCGGATACTTTTGAGATTGGTATCTTCATTAATTAATACTTTGATATGAAAAGTTGATCCAATTCCTACTTCGCTGTCAACTTTTATTTTGCCTCCCATTTTTTCGGCATACCATTGGCAAATATAGAGACCTAAACCGGTTCCGCTATACATTTTATTTTTATCTTTGACTTTGGTGAATGGTTGGAATATTTTATCATGCATTGATTTCGGTATACCTGTTCCTGTATCGGTGACACTGATTTTCAGGATGTACTTAAAAGTAGGTTCCTCTTCTTCTGGGGGAGTGATATTTTTCATTGTTCTTCGTGGAGTTTTGCGTGACAAAAATCCGATTTTGCGATTAGATTTACTGATGCCAAAATTAAATCCACTCGACAGGGGACGGTTGCGACCACGATTGCGATTTTTGGAAACTGCGACACGAATTACAATTTTGCCATAATCAGTATATTTGACGGCATTAATTACGATATTTTGCAAGATGCGTTTTAGTTTATCGTAATCTCCGATAATGAATTCGGGAACTTTGCGGCCAACCGATACATGAACTTGTATTAATTTTTCGGCGGCACGTCGACTAATAAGGTCGGTACATTCCTCAATCAAATTTTTGAGACGAAATGATTTAAAATCAAGCATAAAATCTTCAATTTCAATTCGGGAATAGGTAATGATATCATCAATTATATTCATGAGATCGAAGGTACATTCGTTAGTATCATTGACATGTCGATCTTGTTCGGGTGTTAGGTGGGCAGCAGATTGGATTAAATTAATATTACCTTGAATACTGTTGAGGCTAGTTTTCATATCGTGACCGATATTAGAGAGAAAGATAGCATTTTCACGGCGGATATTTTCCATAATTGATTTGGCGATATTTTTCGTTTTGGAAGTGTCTGTTTGCGGTTTGAAAATTATTCCCACTGTTGTGGTGTCAATCGGAAAAAAACATACGGTAATAGTGTGACCCATGACATGAGAATCGATGTCACAAAAAGATTTATTTTTTTCCATTGTGCTCAAAATTGAGGACCAAATAGTATCATGTTGAACAAGTGCGGGAAGTGATTTGAACGTCGAAGTATTAATAATATTCTCGTATTGCAGGTTGAAAAGATCGAGGAAATATTTATTGATCAAAATTATTTGGCTATCCATATTGGAGGGAAAACGTAAAATGAGCAATCCCATGGGCAATTTATTGAAAACGGTGTAGCGAATATATTTTTCCATAGTAGTGTCGAAATCGCTGTATTTTTTCTTGGAACTGAGATCGCGGATAACAGCGACAAAATATTCATTATGTTGTGTCACTCCGAGTTCCATAGGGAATATCTCTCCATTTTTTCGTTTAGCTTTGACTTCGCGAATGGTATTAATGACAGAACAATTTCCTGTTTTTCGATATTTAGCCAGAAAACTGTCATGTTGATCCGAAAATGGGGGTGGCATGATCATAGAAATATTGTTACCCTTGGCTTCAAATCGCGTGTAGCCAAATATTGATTCGGCAACTTTATTGAAATGTAGGATTTGACCATGATCATTAATTACTATATGAGCATCAATTTCATCCAGAATTATTTTGTCGAAATCAAGAGAATCGGTTTGTCGAATTTGAAACATTACAAAATAATTATTTAATGTCGTCATGGTGATAGTTAGGATTAATCCCGAAAACTTGACATTAAATTCTGGTGTCAAAGCTTGACTTGCCCGCTGAAGCAATTCAAGTAATTGAGTTTCGTTAATATTAAGAAGAGTATATATATTTTCTGATACATAGGCTATAGTAGTAGGTTTACGGTGAGCTATGACTATTAATTGATCCGTTAGATTTTGCAAAAGAGAATGGATAATTGCCGGAAGCGGAATAGGGTCATATTGTGTTTGTGATGATTCAAAACTTATATCTGAGTTTGAACTCAATAGGTCATTTTCTTGGCTTAAAGACATATCACTTATTTACCATTATCAAGAGATTAAAATGAGCGAGGATTTGACATTAATAATTGATCAACGAGAAGACCCAAAATTGCGAAAAATGATTCGTAATTCTCCATTGTTTGCGGATATCCCCATGATTTTTCGTAATTTGAATATTGGAGATTACGTATTTGCCAGGGGTGACCAACCCGTATTTCTAATTGAACGTAAATCTGTTGCGGACTTGGCGAGTTCTATCAAAAGCAAAAAAAATCGCTATCGTGAACAGAAACATCGCATTTGTCATGATTCAGGACTGCCACGAGACCGTTTAATGTATCTGATTGAGGGTTACCATAAAGTATCTGGTTATTCTACCATTTGCGGTTTACCAAAAAGTACAATCGTGGGCAGTTTTGTGAATACAATTGCGCGAGACAAATTGCATGTTTACCATACGCAGGGACATCAAGAAACGTGTGAATTTTTAGCGAAATTGTATTTTTCTTTAGTTAAATTTGGCGGAGATACACCCAAACAGGATTACGTTAGTGTAGACAAAATGGCAACTAAAAAAGATAAAATGACGCCGGGTGTTGTGTACTTGCATCAATTGACTATGTTTCCTGGAGTTTCTCCTGCGGTGGCCCAAGTTATTGCTGAGAAGTATCCATCTTTTCCGGAATTGCTCAAAGCATGGGGTCAGATCGAAAATCCTGGGAAGGTTTTGGCTAATTTGAAAATCAATGGGAAACGATTTGGTGATGTTCGGTCCCAACGAGTAGTAGAATATTTTATGCAGACACGACGCGACAATAATCATTAAGACATTCGGCCATTACCTCTTTAGATTTTTCCGAATCATCTTCCGCGGGAGGGGCTAATTTGATAAATAAAAGTAGTATAAACATAATGGCAATCAGGATAAGAAGCAACATCATCTTAGAATTATTTGAGAAATTTTTAATTTCATTTCGACTATCTTCATTATTAAGTTGTCCATTTGAAGTCCACGTACGACAGATTCCATGTCGTGCGCCACGGAACCAATTTTGTTTATATGCAAGTTGCCCATTTTTGTACCACGCACGCTGGATTCCATGTTTGTCATTATGCAAGTAATTATTTTCGTACCTAAGTTGCCCATTTTGGTACCACACACGGCTAATTCCATGTTTTTGTCCTTGGATATTTTTCATAAACTTTTGGGTTCGATAGGTTGTTATTTTGATATTCTGATTGAAAATTTGGTTACACTTGCGACTAATTTCGCTGAAATTGATCATGGTGTGACCATTTTCCAATTCCAAGAAGACTAAATTGAGCAGATCTTTAGGTAGGCATGGCATCATGATTGTTACAAATAAAAATATGAGTTCCAACCATTTTATTTTTCAATTTGTTTGCCATGAACGAAAGTATATTTGTACTGAAGTTTCCCATTTTTGTACCACGCACGCTGGATTCCATGTAGTTTGTTATGAAAGTAATTATGTTCGTACCAAAGTTGTCCATTGTCGTACCACCCACGGCAGATTCCATAGCTTTGTCCTTGAATGTAATTCTCTTCATACCTAAGTTGCCCATCAGAGTACCACCCACGGCTTATTCCATGTGCTTGACCTTGAATATTTTCCAGAAACTTTTGGGTTTGATAGGTTATTATTTTGATTTGTTGATGAAAAATTTGGTTACACTTGCGACTAATCTCACTAAAATTGATCATGTCGTGACCATTTTCTAGTTCTAAGAAGACTAAATTGAGCAGATCTTTGTGGTACATGATTGTCAAACAAAAAATGGATTCTCTAGCGTTTTATTTTTTCAATCAGAAGTTGGCCTTGAATGTAATTCTCTTCATACCAAAGTTTTCCACTTGAGTACCACCCACGGCGGATTCCATGTTTTTGGTCTTGATAGTAATGATGTTCATACCTAAGTTGCCCATTTTTGTACCACCACCCACGGCAGATTCCATGTTTGTATCCATGATAGTAATTATTTTCGAACTCAAGTTTCCCATTACTATCCCACCCACGGTGGATTCCATGAAATTGATTGTGGTTATTTTTCATATATTTATCTCCATGACGAGTTATCGTAATCTTGATTTGTTGATGAAAAATTTGGTTACACTTCTGGTTAATTTCGCTGAAATTGATCATGTCGTGACCATTTTCCAATTTCAAGAAGACTAAATTGAGTAGATCTTTGTGGTACATAGTTGTCAAATAAAAATATGAGTTCCAACCATTTTATTTTTCAATTTGGATTCCATTATAATAATTCTCTTCAGACCTAAATTTCGTACCAATTACGGCAGATTCCATGGAATTTGCCCTGATGGTAATTCCTTTCATATGCAAGTTGCCTATTTGTCCTTGTCCACCACCCACGGCTGATTTCATGACGTTAGTTTTCCATAATGGTAATTATTTTCATACTGAAGTTGTCCATTTGAGTACCATTCATAATGAATTCCATGTCTTTGACCTTGATAGTAATTATATTCATACCAAAGTTCCCCATTTTCATCCCACCCACGGCGGATTCCATGTTTTTGTCCTTGGATATTTTTCATAAATTTATCTCCATGACGAGTTATCGTAATCTTGATTTGTTGATGAAAAATTTGGTTACACTTCCGGTTAATTTCGTTGAAATTGATCATGTCGTGACCATTTTCTAGTTCTAAGAAGACTAAATTGAGCAGATCTTTGTGGTACATAGTTGTCAAATAAAAATATGAGTTCCAACTATTTTATTTTTCAATTTTTTTGCCATGATAGTAATTCTTTGTGTATATAAGTTCTCCATTTTTGTACCACGCACGTTGGATACCATGTTGTTTTCCATGCAAGTAATTATCTTCAGACCAAAGTTGTCCATTTTTATGCCACCAACGGCAGATTCCATGTTTGTGATTGTGATTGTGGACATTTGTCATGATCTTTTCATTTGCATACGTTGTCATAATTTTGATTTGTTGATGAAAAATTTGATTACACTTCCGGTTAATTTCGCTGAAATTGATCATGTCGTGACCATTTTCCAATTTCAAGAAAACCAAATTGAGCAGATCTTTGTGGTACATAGTTGTCAAATAAAAATATGAGTTCCAACTATTTTATTTTTCAATTTTTTTGCCATGGATGTAATTATCTTCGTACCAAAATTGTCCATTTACGTGCCACCAACGACAGATTCCATGGAGTTGGCCATGAGAGTAATTCTTTTCAAGCCCAAGTTGACCATCTTCGTACCATTCACGCCAGAGTCCATGTTTACAGCCTTGCAAAAAGTTGAAATCATACAAAAGTTGTCCATTATAGTAAAATCTGCGATAGATTCCATGTTTGTGATTGTGGACATTTGTCATGATCTTTTCATTTGAATACGTTGTCATAATTTTGATCTGTTGCTGAAAAATTTGGTTACATTTCCGGTTAATTTCGCTGAAATTGATCATGGTGTGACCATTTTCTAGTTCTAAGAAGACTAAATTGAGTAGATCTTTGTGGTACATAGTTGTCAAACACAAAATATGAGTTCCAACTATTTGATTTTTCAATTTGTTTGCCAAGCTTAAACATAGTTTTACTCATTTGAGATAATGAAACGTAGTAGAAATCATACGACCCAGGATTGGAGGAATTCGAAAAAAATAATGACCTGCAAAGGGCCTGGTGGGCAAACGTTTATCGATATCACTATGATTGACAATAAAATTGCGGAAGTGCAACAACTTTTGGGTGATCTTTTCAAGATGAAACAATATTTCGAAAATCAACAAATGAATGGTACACAGACTCCATTATACTTTGCGTAATTGAAGAACTCCATCGTCGGAATATTTTCCTACTAAATGGCAAACTTTGTTTTTGTCGCAATGATAAATATTTTTGGCGGCATCCACGAAATATTGAACACCTTTGATTGTCAGAGGAACCAACTTCGCTTTTTCCCGTTTGGGTAAACAGTAAGAATTCCCAGGGATAATATGTTGAGCGATATTGGGTAGATAAACTTTATGTCCGGGATGGCGATTCGGATCTTGGCATTTGGCACAATGAGTGAGATCACCTTTTTTGAAATTGTGAGCAGCATTGAGTTCACAATCGAAAGCGATTTCTTTCATCGCTAAGAGAAATTTATCAAGTAATTTTTTGTTTTCTTGGGCGCGGTAATAAATATATTCGTCAGTGGTGTAATCTGTTTCCTCATTTAATGCCTTAGATGGTGAAATCCCTTCGGGTGCCTGCATCAGATAAATGAAAATATCGACCAAACGTTCTTTTTGGGGCAAATCATTATGACTGCAGATGCGGAAGGCACGACCGATAACCTGATCAAGCCTGGTTTGACGCCAATCAGGTTCCATGATATGAACTTGTCGAATATTGCGCAAACTAATACCCTCGGCAACCACTGAACTAGCTAACAAAACTTTGATATATTCACCATTTTTATTTTTGCTTGCATTGATTAATTTGAGGACATTTTGATAGTGTTGGGGTTGAGTTTCTCCGGTGAGCATCGCAAATACTTTATATTTATATTTTTCAGGTACCTTGAAAGTATCCGGATTTTCTTTACCGGTATAAACCATGTAACCATTATTTTGCAAAACATGGGCCAAAACCCCGAGACCACCGAGGGTGATAAAAACCGAGTAGACAAAGGCAATGCCGAATTTCGTTTGACCAATAGTTTCGAGTATTTTTTTCATTTTGGGGGAATATTTACCTAATTGTTTGGTGACCAATTGGCTTGGTAATTTGGCAATCAATTGGGCATCAATTTTTTTACGCAATGATTGAGGATCGGATTTTTTGTACTTCGGCCGTTCAATATTTTTCGGCAATACGAAATTACATAATTGTCTGGTACCCATACGATAGGTGGTGAAAGCTTTGCGGCCTGGTTTTTTATATTCCAGTTTAACAAATTTTTCGGTGGCATACTTTGAGCGTTTTTCTTCATCCAATTCATCTTTCCGTTTGGCGGCGTAAATTTTCCATTGGTAATCACTCATTTCGACATAGACTAAATTAACCGAATTACGTTTGGGAATAATTTTATGTTCCGGGTCGTACAGTCCGCGGTAATAGCTGACGAGACCATTGATTCTTTCTTGAAAAATATTTTTGTTACGAATATCATTGTTGGCGAGGTCTATGAAATAATCCATAAAACGATCATATTCTTTTGGAAAAGCTGTGAATTTTTTGTTACTACCTGGTACATGCATATATCCGCGCAACATATTGAACATGACGGCGGCTTCGTATGGATTACCGATCAGAGGGGTGGCTGATAGGAACATCAATTTCAAATTTTTGGCATTCATAATTGTCTCATAAATTCGTAAACCATTTTTGGATTCAGCATTGATAATATTAGTCATGATACGATGGGCCTCATCAATAATGAGGAATTTGCCATCAAGTGAATTTTTACTTTTTATACGATTCATGATGTAATCAACATCCTCAAAATCTTTCAAATTCATCGATTTAAGTTTTCTCTCTTCCAAGAATTCGAGCTGTTCAGCACTATTACTGGCGTTCGAACTGACGAAAGTATATTTTTTTTTAATTTCATTTTCAAAAGAGTTGATTAATTTTTTGCGCTCTTTGGCACTAGTGCCCGAAGGTATTTTGTATCCTCGATACTTCATAATTTCGGTAAACCATGTCGATTTCAATGAACTAGGCAACATGATAACTACTTCGCGATCTTGATTTTCGGCTACCCCAATAGCGGTGAGGGTTTTACCTGATCCTAATTGGTGGTAAACCAAGACACCTCGATATGGTGTGTCAGGAGCAAGATAATCTTGCAACAATTTTTGGTAACTAAATAATTCTACTGTTTGAGATTTAGTTTTGAGTTGATCGCAACTTTTGACGGTACTTGATTTTGATAATTTATATTTTTTAAATGCGTGATCAATAAATTCGTTGAATTTTAGCGAATCTTGCAAAACATACTTTTGTGTGTGTTTCATTTCGTTACTTACATTATCATCTCAAAAAAAAAGTTAAAATGGCAGTTACTTTTTTATCGACCAAGCTTCTTTACATTCATTGGAGAGTTCAGCCAAACGAGCATTAATATCATCCGTATTATCAATTTTTTCGATCGGGATTTGAAATTGACTGGGATCGCGGCTATTAGAATCAATTCTTGATGGATCGAAATGTAATCTGCTGGTAGCTGTAATACTAACTCCACTACCACCACTGGTGTCTGCTGTGGATCCGGATTGAGGTTTGATCAGTTCTTTGAACCAGGTAAAAACAGATGAACCTTCCATAGGTTTAGCGATTTGTCCGGATCGTTTATGTTGGATAATCAGAGTGGGTGTACCTTTAATATAGTTTGGCAAGGCATCACCATCTTTTCGTAAAGTTTCGATGGTCATGATATTGATAAATTCATTAAATTCTGGAAATTGTTTAATTTTTTGTCTAATTTCTTCACTTGGTTGACATTGACGATTATTACTAAGAAAGAGAATATAGAAGTATTCAGGACTTATACGATCTAAATAAATTTGCGATTTCGCTTGTTTTTCGGAGTTCGAATCGAATTTACTCATTAATGATCATTCCAAAAAAAAATACGCGTAAATTTACGCGACTTTGTGACGATTAGTATTTTTGATATAGTGAGGACCAAGCAATTCTACCAATTTATCGAAAGGATACCTAGATACCAAGAATTGAGCAATTGTGGTGGGATTGGTGAGCACCAAACTTTTGTCACCAACTTTGCGCAATTCATCACGGTATCGCCAATTGACAGCTTTGACAGCCTCGAAAATAGCTGGAGGCATACGGCGCATTCTTTGATTGCGGAAATAGTAATTACTGTAATGTCGGTAAATGGTTCGGCTCAATTCCATGACATCTTCTTTCACCTCTTTTTCGAGATCAATGTATTCCGGGAATGATTCCAGAAATTGCTCCAAGATTTCGTCTCTTCCTTGAAATTCAAGTAGCCGGTAACGCATATTTTGGACATTGCCTCGCAATTCTTTGTTCTGGATATAGCTGGGTGTCATGAATTTATATCTCTCGGTACCAATTTTAACCACATACCCGGGACGGATTGGTTGCTCTTTTTCATTCAAGAGTGCTTGCTTCATGTCCGCAACACTACTAAAAGTCTTTTTTTCCGGCAAAATTGCATGTCGGGAAGCCAATTTTTCGTAATCATCCTCGAATTCCAAAGTTTCCAAATTACATGTTCCAGTATGCACGAAAACAGGTGTGGTAAAACGATTCGTTTCATTTTTGCAATGGTAATAATCTGAAACCAATTTGTTCTCAGGGTGAATGAGGATACCGATATAACATTTGTTTTTATCCAGGGTGTCGAGATCCAGATCGTGCATGGTATCATTCATCAATAGTTCGTGAAATGTTTTTTGGCTTGACCAACGAGAACGGCTGGCATCAAAACATTTAGTGGTGGCGGTTCTCCATCGATTTTCAGAAGGACACCAGTACAATTTCATCAAAGTGCCATCATACATTGATTCCGCTTCGACTTCCTGTTCAGGATCGGCAGGGTAATCTTCTTCGTTGCGGAAAACTGGAAAAGAGTAACAAATGATTCGATGGGTATCTTGGTCGAAAATCACTCCATTACATTGACGGACAAAAGCGTCATCGAGTTTGGAACGATTGGAGACATTTAGAATGTATGAGTTAGAATAGTCGCGCCAATTTGTATCAACCTGATATTCGGACGACAGCAATTTTTTGCGAATTGTGCGCAAAACGTCTTCTTCGTGACAATCATCAACCAAATCAGTGATAAATTTTTGAATTTCAGTCATGTTTAATAAAAATTATTGAGATGTGTTTAAGTTCTGATAATTAGGTAAGTATTTTTTCAATTTAAAATTTTATCCTTAATTGATAATAACAAGAGAATGTCGGAAAATAACACAGAAAGTAGTGACACATTCATAATAGTAACCAAGCCAGAAACCGGGTTTTTATGGGATCAGTTGAGTGAAAGGGAACGGCTCGATAGTCTCACTAATATTATGAAAAAGAAACTACACGATCAATGTGATAATCAAAGTATCGATATATTGGTTCAAACAATTAATCAGATGTATCTAACAGAATATCGCGAACGACAGAATCCAATCAATTATAAATATTCTGTCACTAAGACAAATTATGCGGCCGCCGGCGAAAAATTTCGCAAAATTCTCCAGGAAACTAACTGGATCGTTCCCATTATTTATGATCGTCAAAAAATTGATGCGAAACATTTTGAATCGCCATTGAAACCTGAAGAAATTTATGCTGCAGATCTACGATTATCCGAAAAAAAAATACGTGAATATCATAACAATATCAACTCTTCTCTATTGCAAAAATTACAAAATCCATATATCGTTTCAAAAAAATTGGATACCAAAATAATTCGTGAAAAAATGGGCCCTATCAATATGGCCACTCCCCGTAAAGCCCTATGGTATGTGAATGTTAAAAATGGCAAAGTTGATTATTCCAAAATGTGCGACAAACGCATACTTATTAAAAATGATAAAGTTTATCTCGATGGGGTAATGTTAGACCCCCAATTAAAAAATCACTTCAATTTCCTGAAATGGTATTTTTCCCCGAATTTTAAGATTGATTATCAAATGGACCATCAGTTACCGGTCGATAATACCCAACAACAATTTTTGAAAGTTCATCCTGAAGCTAAAAAACGTAAACATTTGGTTAATCATGTCATTGATCAATTTAATTTCGAGCAACTTGATGATCTGCAAGAACAACAATTTAATCCTGGAAATAATGAGGAATTAGCTGCCACCGTTAGTGTAGCCCAGGATGATTACCAAAAAATATTCAGTGACGACTCTACTTACATTTCGAGTATACCTCTCGACCCCAATTATAATATTCGTAAATGGCCGTACTTCATTATTAAATTTCAAGATATTGTCGATTTAGTTGGCGATTATCCATTGGAAATGAGTAAGTATGATTCAAAAACTACGTATGAAGTTTGGGTGTCCAAAGATACCCGTATACAACATCTTGTTTATCTGATTCAAAAAATTCTTACTGACCTTGATGTGCAAAATATGGAACATGCCAAAAAGAAATTGCAGTCTCTCCGAGCCGAATTTGAGTTACGTCATCGAATTACTAAAGGATATTGTGAACGAGAAAAATGCCCCTCCACCCATTTGACGCTGAATCAAGTTCTCGAAAATTTAACGTTTCTGATCGATGAATACACAAGAATCCATTCCGAAGCGAAGTATTCGAAAGAAATCAAAGAAATGGAGAAACACGCGCATGAACTTAGAGAACACAAATTAATGATTGCCGATATTTTGGATTGGGGAATCAAACATGTTTATGGAGTTGACGTTTATAATAAAATCCTGGATGGTCAAAAATTGACGGAGACTGAAAAGAAAAGAGTAGATTCCTTCTTGATGAATTTGGCTCAACGCCGTAAAGCTTATATTACAAATAACTGTCCCCATTTACCCATCCGTAAACAATATGATCGTGCTCGTAATCGTGACCAAAAAATGAAGTATCTTGATAATTTATTGAGCAATTACGAACAAACTGATGAAGAAAAATCAATTTTCTTGCATTGCAAAATCTGCGGGTACGTTTTAGGGTGTCGGCATGAAAAATTAATGCTACTTAGTTACCGGTCGGCGGATCAAAAAAATAATAAGTACGAAACTGAATTGAAAGAAAAATTTTATGCAAATAGTTTCCTCGATTATTTGCAAAATATAATATCATGTCGCGAATGTGGACGAAAAATTAAAGATACCGCTGTCCAAACTCAAGTGGTATATGAAAAAGATATCATTACTCGCGGTCGATCTATCAAAACTGGGCATACTGTTTATTCTGGCCTGGAAAAAATGATACAAAGTGAATTGACCAAAATTTTATATTACACTAACATGCGAATTTTATATCCGGACAAACCTACCGTTCTCTTTCAACAAATTGAACCTGTTCTAAATGATGATTTGCGAGAATTGGAGGAAAGATTAAAAAATAAAAAACGAGAAAAACAAAAACGGCAAATGTTGTTCGTGAATGCGGCTATTATTGGTAAATTGATGTTCGATTCTGTCAAATCTGATTTTAACCGTCGGTTGTTATTGGACTACGAACCAGTTAAACCATTGGTTACCCAAATACAAAAAATTATTGTCGAATTAAAAAAGCACCGTAAACAAGATATCAAAAAATATTACGTTTATCATAATCAGTTGATAGATTTAGCTATTCAGTATTTCATTCAATTGATTCAGGCACGGGATAAATTATTTGTGACCAAATTGGGCGTCGTTGAATCTAAATTTCATAAAATCATGTATGCCTACATAAAAAAATATTATCAGAAATTTTCTGATCATTATCGATTTGATCTTAATAAAGTTGGTGATGACAAAGTCGAATTTATCAGACGAGGACGAATATATCTAGTTACCGATATTAGATACACAATAAATTTGCCTGATAAAATTCCAGAAAACAAAAATTATGAGGCACAGATTAAAAATAGTATCAAACCCGGAAAATTCAATGCCATCGGGATGTTAAATTATGTTGGAGAGAAGAAATGGGCTTGGAATCATTTGCATGTTGTACCTAATGCCGATATTGATTCAAGTAGTGTCATCAAATTTCGTGATATTAATACGATCCCACTGGAAGTAAGACAAGGTATTTATGAAAATATACCAGATGGCTTGATTGATGCTTTGCATAACGAATTATGGCAGTATTCTTCACGTAAAAATAAAACGCGTTACCAAGGCAAACGCAAAGAAATCATTTTCGATCTGACAGGAGCCAAAACAAAATCAAGTTCCTTGAAGTATATCGACTATAATTATTTATTGTATTGTCCCAATGGGCGACCGCATTTGTGGATTATGAAAAGTTCGAATCCAGACGAAAAGGGTAAGATTTGTTATTGGTGCCACATGACGAGTCAAGAAGCTAAAAAGCGGACAAACGAGATGACCGAGAAGGATTATGAGCAATTGAAAAAGAATATTGCCGAACAAAAAATAATCGAGTATTTTCGCATCCGCTGTACGGATTACACACCACATGATTTTTACCATGGGTACTGCTTAAATTGTGGAGAAGGATACTCCGCTGTTTTCAATCCTAAACCTGACCGCGTCAAAATTTTGAAAGCAGCTTGGGAGAAACGACCAGTTGCCAAACATACCACGGTTAAACAAATTCAACCTAAAATGAAAATGAATACTCTCCAAATTTCGGATTACACTAACAATGCCGAATACGCATCGGTAAACAAAAATCGGCTACACGATTTCGTCAAAAAATTGATTAGGCAGCTCGGAATTTTGGCTTCCCAAAAATTCAAGATCGAAGATGTGTTTACAGCGCGATCTGATCGCGGTAAAGAAATAGTCGACAAATTATTCGCCAAAGGTATAAAAAATCTCAAACCAATTGTGGATGATTTGAGTACTGATTTGGGCCGTTTAGGGTTTTTCAAACGACGATATGATGATGACCTTGCAAATTTGAAACGTACGACGATTGGTAAAGAGCAATTAAGCCATGGTATCCGAGATTTAAAAAATAAATATAGAAGTGAGCAGGTCAAGGAATTAAGAAATTATTTGGAGACGTTCTTTCAACATATTAGTATCATCGTGAATAATACACGAAGTTACATGGTGAGTGAAATCCAAGACATTGATTATCTACGAGTTTTTATTGACAAATATCATAAAGAATTTGTCAAATTTGGGGATGAATTTAAATTAGAGAATTTTGATCAACTATTTCATAAATTATCAGAAGATTACAAAATTAAAGCTAAAATTCAATCTAATATCTTACATAATGTTCTGATTCATGATATTTTAGAAAAGTTCTTGTCATCAACCCACACCTCCCTATTCGTTTTAGGGTATTTAGATACAATATTATATGGTTTTGCGCAAATTGGAGACCGAACATTGGATGAACGTGAATTTATTGATTTAGTCACCGAAGAAAAAGTATTGGCGAAACGATTGAAGTTTTACAAAAAGTTGCATGAGGAAAAAGTTGAGGCTGGATTAGCATTTGCCGATTTCGAAGAACAGGAAGCTTACTTTGATGCGGAAAAAGATACCTTTCAAATTGAAAATGAAGATGTTCCCGAACCAACGGTTGACCAGGATATTCAATTGGAAGACGATATTATTAAAGATATCAATTTAGATGAACTTGATGTGGATGGGCCGTTGTTTGATAGTTCAATTTATAGTTCAAATTTTGCGGAAGAGGAACTAATTTATTATGGGAATGACCTGTAAATGTGTCAGGACCTAAAGTTTTTTTTGCACTATTAAATAAAAATGATGCGTGGTTTAAAACGTAAAAATAATGGGTACGACAGCGATAGCGACAGCGACCCTGATTACATTGACAATGACAATAATAATGATAGCGACAGCAACAGCGACAGCGACAGTGACAGCGACCAACATTTGAGTGATTTTGAATCTACTGATGAAGAATGTACATATGATTTAATTATTTATGATGACAACGACAATCGTAATGCTAATATTACGATTACCCCACCAACTCCCCATCGCAAAAAACGGCGTAAAAAAGTAATCCCCATACCAATCACAGATCCTGTGAATACCTTAAATGACCTAATCGCTTTGGGTGAATTGTATAACCCCAAATATGAATATGATTGTATTCTAGATTTGGAAACATTGCATAATTTGCTTGAGCCCTTGAAACAATTAAATAATATGATTGGTATGAAAAAATTTAAAAATAATATTGTGAATCAATTAATATTTCAATTAACAGGCTTGCGGGACGCTGATCGGAACGGCAAAGACCCGACTATGATGCATACTGTTTTGTTAGGTAGCCCAGGTGTCGGCAAATGTTTTAGCAAAGGGACTCCGGTACGTATGTATGATGGGACTGTTCGTGAAATTCAGGATATTAAAGTTTGTGATACTGTCATGGGGTTGAATTCAGCCCCGCGCGAGGTTCTGGGTTTGGGGCATGGATATGAACAACTGTATGAAATCGACCAAGGTGAAAATGGTGATCGGTACATTGTGAATGAGTCGCACATCTTGTCTCTGAAACGACTAATTTTGCCTTACGTGACAAAAAAATCGGACCATTATCGGGTGACGTGGTATAATTATTACGGCATTTATAGCCGAAAGTTTTTCTTTAAACCCGAGACCCAGAAAACGGTTGAGAGGGAGGCCACTAAATTGCTGACCCAAATTACCTTAAGTAGCCAAAATAACACCATTGATATCAGTGTCAAAGAATATTTTCAGCGTTCGGTGCGATGGCGGCAAGGGATGGGTGGTTTTGGGCAAGCCGTGAGATACTCTGAGCCTATTGTGGATCCACCTGATGTTGATTCCTTGCTTAATGAGCAAATTACGTGGCGTAACACCAGTTTGAAATTTCGACGGCGCTTGGCGCAACAATTTACGTCGGCCACTTTCTCGTCTTTGTTCCTGGCCCAAAAGGTTAAAAATGTAATTGATTCGACAGGGATCTATTACGCGCGACTTACCAATCCGGACGACACTGAAATATGTGTGCAGTGTTACCCACGGGCACCAGTTTATCCCATCACCGTGAAGAAATTGACCGAAGGGGAATATTTTGGGTTCGAATTAGTGGGCGATGAACACCATTTCCTGTTGGGTGACGGAACCGTAGTCCATAATACAACGGTCGCCCAAATCATTGGTGATATCTATGCTCGCATGGGGTATTTGTCTCGTGGCCATTTTACGACGGCCAAAAGAAGTGATTTGGTAGGTAAATATCTAGGGCACACGGCCGTGAAAACCCAGAGATTGTTAGAATCGGCTCGCGGTGGAGTATTATTTATTGATGAGGCTTATTCCTTGGGCCCGAATCGGGAAGATGGGGATTCGTTCTCCAAGGAGTGCATTGATACCCTTAATCAGTTTTTGACGGAAAATGCCGATGATTTCATCTGTATCATCGCCGGCTATAAAAATGAATTAAACAAATGTTTCTTTTCCCGGAACCCTGGTTTAGAACGACGTTTTCCATATCGGTACACTATTGAAAACTATAATGCGGATGAATTATGTGAAATTTTCGCCAAATTTGTCACCAAATCGGATTGGACTTTAGCCACTGATCAAACTATCACCGCGAGCTTCTTTCAAAGCCATCTCAAATCGTTCCCGGGATTTGGTGGAGACGTCAAGGTTTTCTTCGATAATTGTAAAATTGCCCATGCTCGGAGGACCTTTATTCTACCGCCCAAGCATTGGAAGAAGTTGACCGCGGCGGATATTCAGGCCGGATTTGCGTTGTATAACGAAAACAAGGAATTGGACAACCGCCAGGACAATCGGCCTCCGTTGGGGATGTACAGATAAAAATTGAAAAAAAAAGGCTTAATTTTTTTGATATGTGAGATTTACAAAATTAAAGTATGAGTGGAAACCCCTTTGATAAGTTTGGCGACTTCGATGATGCCACAATGGATGAATTGGAGGCAAAGTTCCAAGATGCACAAAAAACGAACGCACAAGTGAAAGAATTTGTGGATCCCACAATCACACGGGACAATTTCGAAATGACCACTAATTTGCACCTGGGGTTTTATCCTGCTATCACAACTACCGACAATCATGTCCTGCTACCGGCAGGGAAACTGCACATCACTGCTCTGGAAGAATTCTTTCATGAACATAGAGGTTATAATTTCCGCTACGTTTTTGCCTACGACAATAATGGTGTCTGGTGGGTCCGTGGCGGATTGATTGTGGAGGGAGAACCAGTTTACCGTAATTGGTATCAAATCACTCACTTCAACCGTCTCCCTGAAGGTATAAGAACTCTTCTGAATCAAAAGTTGAAGAAACAGAACCGCTTTTTGAACCTGGCTCCGCTAGGATCGGAAGTCGAGTTGATAGATCTGACTGACAGTGACGCCGATATTGATGAGGAACCTATTGCCTTTGAAGAATTCGCAGATCAGTATACCGCCACAGTTGAAGTTGTGTACCAAAACGAAAGGAGATTGTGCTACATCGATCATGTCAACGAAACGCTCTATATTGAGCTAGACGAAGCCCAAATTTATGGGTTCACCTTCTCTTCGTTCGCTAATAACCAGTTGTTTTGGAATCGGGTACCGTTCGGTTATAATCGTGATGTCAAATTGCTTCAAGAACTAAGACAGCAATTCCCAAAGAAGGAAGCCAAGAAGGAAGCCACGAAGGAAGCCAAGAAGGAAGCCAAGAAATCCAAGAAATCCAAGAAATCCAAGAAATCCAAGAAAAAGAAGAAAAACATGATGGAAAAACTGATGAAGAAGAATTTGGAGAGAAACCAGCTGTCAGGGAATTATAGCCGTACCGCCATGGCTATGAGCCAACAGATAAATGGCGGACAATGTTACCAGCGCCAGTTTGGATACTCTCAACAATGTTACCAACGACAGTTTGGATACTCCCAACAGTGTTACGGGTACCAGCAGCAGTGCCCGGATAAATGGGATGCCTTGATGGCTAGTTGCTACAACCCATGTTCTGGTATCGAAGACGTAGTGATCTTCGATGAATACTAAAAAAAAGAAGTATTTTTTAATTTTTAGGCCACTGCTGTCTCAATTTCGGACTTGGTGGTGGTCTCGTCTTCAACTGCAACTTCCGATTCAGGCTTATTGTCATTGTCAGCACTGGAGTCGTCACTAGAGTCGTCACTAGAGTCGTCACCGGAGTCAGGAGCAGAGACGCCAGTCGATCCGAATCCTTGGTCACCTCGAACGGTTTCAGTTAAGTTGACAACTTCTTCAATGAAATTGGTGGAGCTACATCGTTCGAGAATTAGTTGCGCAATGCGATCACCTGGTGCGACCTCAAAGCTCTTGTCGGACGTATTGTACAAGATAACTCCTACGGGACCCGTGTAATCACGGTCGATGACACCAGCCAAGACATCAATACCATGTTTGACTGCTAAACCGGATCGGGGAGCAATGCGACCGTAGGTACCTTCTGGAACGGTAATGGAGATATCTGTTCTGACAAGAACTCGGTCCCGTGGCGGAATAGTATATTTATAGGCGCTGCTGATATCAAAACCAGCGGCGTTTCTAGAGCCTTTAGTCAGGTAATAAGCTTTATCACTGAGATAACAAACTTTGAGTCTGTTTTGGTGTAGAAAGTACCGGGCCACTAAGTAACCCAGTACTGAGGTTAGACAAATCATAAGTGTGAGAAAATCCATTGATGCCCCGAATAAAAAAAAATTTTAATGTACTATTTTTTTCAATTAGAAATTACATAGTTTGTTCGTTTTGCAGAGAAAATTGAGAAAATCTTTGACCTCACGGCCTCCCGTATAATCAATATACTTGCCGTTTTTGTAATACTTAATGGTCGGATATCCAGAGACGCGGAAATAATCTCCCAAAATATCGTTCCCATTAGAATCATCCAGACAATTGATGGCACCCAAGGGGAATTGATCTTTGACGATTTGACTCAATTGTGTGAAGGCTGGTACCATTTTTTTGCACCAAGGACAAGTTGGAGAATAAAGCAAAATTAGGCCATCCTTATTTTGAAATCTTTCATGAATGAGTTGTAAATTGGGGTCTCCATTATCATTTTCTAGAGCGACATAATCTTTGACCATTTTGAGTTCAACGATATCTTTTACTGATTCGAATAAATCACTGGACATTTTTAGTACTTATAGTATACTCAAAGATTTTATTTTTTGATTAAAATCGTGTATGTTCGATCAGGGACCAGTAATTTGCGCGTCAATTTATTGAAGTCGTCCATAGTGATTTGCTCAGTGGCCTTGATAATTTCTTGGGGTTTGACTAAGCGGGGAAATTTCATAGCTACCGTACCATAATAGAAAATTCGGTTCAAAGTCGTCTGCATCAAGTTATGATAGCTCGTGGTGAACATGTTTTTGACCGTATCTAAGGCTTCTTGGTTAGGTATCCCTTGAGTCCGGACATGTTTCAGAACTGATTTAATTTTTTTTAGACCCCGCGGGATTTTATCTTCACTAATGCTAACTACGAACCCTTTGTAGCCGAATCCACCGGCCAGATGGTTGAAGAAACAATTGGAACCTAAACAACGAACAGAATAGCTCAAACCAGAATCTATGCGCATGGCTTTGTGTAAGACAGAATTGAAACTGCGACATAAATATTTCAGTAACAATTCAATTAGAATAGTATCCCGGACACTAGCTTCTAAGTCTAATGTATAGAATCCAATGTAAATATATCCCGAATCAATACCTGGTCTCCTCATACTTATCGTTTTGGGTCCATGATTGATACGCGTTGGTATTTTGGCCCCACGTAATTTGAGATAGGGGAAGGGCGATGATTTTGGTGTTTTGAGATTGCTACCACTTATCACTACGAGCATATTTTTAGGTTGGTACCATTTTTTCCAATACTTCATTAAATCTTTTCGCTTGGCCGATTTGATACTTTTTTTAGTACCTAGAATATTAAAGATTGCGCTGGTACCGCCGGGTCCGTAGATCATGGAGAGCATTTTTTTGTGTGCGTAGTACATGATCGATTTGTTGTTACTAAATTCAATTTCTTGGCAGATAACATGTTTTTCGCGAGTGAATTCTTGATTATTAAAAATGGAATCCTGCATCATGGATTTTAGAAATTTGGTGATACGGGGCAAATTTTCTTTTTGACAGGTGATGTAGAAACCAGTGTAATCATAACTGGTATGCGCATTATATTCACATCCAAGTTTAAGAATTTCTTTATTAAGTAATTCAGTAGAGGGATGCTCCTTGGTACCGGTGAATAACATATGCTCTAAAAAATGAGAAAATCCATTTTGGTCATTTTTTTCACATAGCGATCCAACTCTGATAAAAATTCCTACGGAAACTAAATTAGTCGGGCTATCGAATGAATCATAATATACATTCATTTATGATAATTGATGACAAAATAGTTTTCTCAATTATTAATAGATGCAAACCAAAAAGTGGGGACCTGCAGCATGGAAATTTAACCATGCAATCGTTTATCGCTATCCTGACAATCCATCCTATAAAGATCGAAAATTATACAAAAATTTTTTCGAAGTTTTAGGAACACAATTGCCATGCAAATATTGTCGCATGTCATGGTCAGGATTTAGTTCTGAACTTCCAATTGACTCTTTTTTAGGGTCACGGGATAAATTGGCATTTTGGTTATACACGCAACACAACAAAGTTAACAAAAAATTGCGTGATCAGGGTAACCCAGTTGATGAAGATCCTAGCTTCCATGTTGTCTGCAAAAAATATTGGGACAACCAGGATTATTGCACGCAAATGTATTGGGATTTTCTTCATGCCATCACTTATAATTATCCAACCAAACCGTCTGACCAACAAAAGGTCAATACGCGGCTGTTTTTTGAAAGTTTGAAATATTTATTTCCATGTCAGAAATGTTCGCAAATTTATCGGATCCTGTGGAAAAAAATACCTATCAATGAGTACCTCGAATCACGACATAAATTAACCTATTGGTTGTACCTCATTCATAAAAATACAAATGAAGGATTGATTAAACTTGGATACCCCATTCAACCCTTACCCGATTTCACCATTATTTGTGAACGATATGAAAATATGCGGGCCAAATGTAGCGATGCTACTAAAACCTGCTCGATTCCATTAACTAAAAAATGAGCGCGTTTTAATCGTAATTTTTTTAACTGCCATTAAATTAAATGTCTGACAAAAAAGTAGTCAAAGAGATGACTCCTAGTCATGAATCAACAATAACAATTTTAGGAATGAATTTATATGTTTTTATTGGAATCTTGGTTGTGATTTTGATCTTGGCCTTTTTAGGGTACAAATTTTTCATCGCTAAGAAAGATGCTCCAGTCACAAATAATGAGCCCCAGTCCGAATTAGATCAAGTTCATGCCTATTACCAACAACAGTTGGCTCTCCAAGAAAAAGAATATGTGTCCAGACTCAAACAATTGCAAAATTTGCAAAGTGAGGTTGCCATGGAGGAACCCGAAGACAGGTCAGTGGAAGTTGAAGACGAAAGTGACAACAGGTCAGTGGAAGTTGAAGACGAAAGTGACGACGAAGTCGACGACGAAGTTGACGAAGAAGATGAAGAGGAAGAAGAAGAGGAAGAGGAAGATAGTAGGTCGATAGAAGTTGAAGACGACGTTAGTGACGAAGCCAGTGACGAAGCCAGTGACGAAGTGGTGCGCATTGAGATCGATACCAAAAAAAAAGATCCGCAAGAGGTGCATGTCATTCGCAGAGGTAAACTGAAGGGCAAAGAATTGACTGATGACGAATATTTGCAGAAAGCAGCAGAATTTATTCTACCTTAGATCTAGATCGTAGCATTTTTTCGATACCATCATAATTTTCACGACAAATTTGAATCAATAATTGTTGATTGCGAATTTTTTCATGACCGGTGAACTGATATTGTTCTCCTTTTTGAATATTAAATACCAAATAACATTTACATTTAGTAGATTCTGTTTTGGTCACAATTTTTTTGTCAGCCATAAAAATCATCCATTCATTATCTTTGATAATAATAGTTAGACCTAATTTTTTGACAAATTCATATATTTGCGAATAACAGATATGTTTTCCAGATTCTTTTTGGGATTCGATATATTTCCAGATCTCCTTATCAGAAGCGGGTTGGAATTTCTCAATTTGTCCCATGGAAGTAGTTAATGGCAATAATTGTTGATTATACATTTGTCCCAGATCATGGACAATATTTTTTAATTCAGATTCCATTTCTAAAATTTCGGTGTATAAATCTCTTAATCCATTTGACATAGCTGCCTCAAATTTGGAGAAATTGTATTTGAGTCGCGAATACTTATTTAGTCCACGTGACAATACTTCTAAATGTTCCGCCAGAGATTTAGCAAAATTATCAAGTTCCAACGTGTCAAGTTTACTTGATCCGGACAGCATTTGTAATTGGTTCACAGCCATGATAAATTGAATTGCGGCTACTACACTAAATCCATTCAATCCAGCATTACCCAGATAAATAATTAGACAATCTTGATAAATTTCCCAATCAAAATTAGTTGGATGTTTGGCGATTCCCGATGTGGTTGATACCATGATAGCGAATTTAAATCCAGTAAAGTTGATGTCTTGATATAATTTGGCAATTTGAGAACTAGGTACAGAATTCGTGTAAGTCTTGATTTCCAACAAAATCTGTATTTTGGGATTAGGAATAGTCAAATGAAAATCGGTTTCGTGATCTTTTTTTGACATATCCTTGATTTCGATACCAGGGAAGGCAATTTTGATACCACTGGCAATTAAATTTTCGCCCATTCGTCCTTTCAAAGCACTCTTACTTGATATCGATGTCAAATCGTCAATTTGCGAGCACAAACGATCAAATCGACCAATGATGGGATCCAACATGTATTTGCTGGATGTATTCATGACATTTTTCACATTTTCCAAATGTTGATCAATATTTTTAGTGAATGGCTCCATGTACGCATCTGGTGTACAAATCAATTTTGGTTGCACACTAAACATCACGCGGCCTAAAGTTATACATTGTCGCAAAATACCTAGTCGTTCGGATCGTGGAAATGATTTGATCCATTTGATATCTTGAATATCATCGAGTTGAAAACTAATTTTCATAATTACTTCCATAATTTGGAATTAGTTTTAAGCCGAGACGAGGTAATTCTTTTCCAATGTAATAATAATCATGAATAAAGTATGGCAACAATTTGAAGCAATATATTTGACGGCATTTGACGCAAGTATTTATGATTTGGCAATGATTTTGAAAATGCATGGCAACAAAATTCCCAAATTACAAATCATATTTCGCGAATTGGAACAACAAAAAATTAATGCTGACAAAGTTCTTAAAAATATCATTTTACCCCAGGTCAGAAAAACTGATCCGGAGAAATTCCCCTCTTTGATATTTCGGACATACCTCTTGACAATTGTCATGCAATTTAAAATAATTAGAATGCAACGAAGTATCACCAAACAAAAGTGGAACGATAAAACATCCGCCCGTTTAAATGATATCTACCGAAAATGCATCCGCGTAGATAAACATTTGCAAATTATTCAGCGTGATTTAGTAGACCTGAAAGTTAAAATTCCAGCTGACATACTCGATAAATATACTAACCAAGTTTGTGATGGAGCAACGCGTATGGCGCTCAAATATCGTTTGGCCAACATGCTGCGATTTTTCCTAACTATTTCAGATGTCACTGGAACCTGCTCCAAGACTCCAGAATTTATTCCCCATTATGATCTCAAAAAATTACATTGGTCAGAAATTTTATTTCTCCATCGTATGCATTCTGTTTTGACTAAGAAATCTCCCTCGGGGAATGTCATTACGATTGATAATACTGATTCCCCATTGGTTTATTATGATCTGAATCCAGACAAATATTATACCGATCGTGTCCGACGTAAAACACATATTTTAGGAATTCTGCGCAAGGCACATGATTACAATCAATATGGCCTCAAACATAAATATTATTGTAGTCCTCAAGATCGAGCTAACAAAATGAATACACTTCACGTCCTCGATAAAGAAATTGATGATTGGGTGCACCAAAAGAAAAAAGGTGGAATCACTAAAATTGACGCGCAAAATCCATTAGGTAATACCAAGGTAGTAAATACTAAAGATGTTAAATATTTGCCAGCCGGAAAATCAGTTACTTCCACGAAAGGTTCGGGAAAATGGTCATTAATTTTGAAACATAATTTGGGGGCCAAATGGGTTTTACAAAATGTGTGTGGTCAATCGACCTTTTCGCGATTTGAAGATTTACCAAATGCATTTGGTTTATCACAAATTTTGTCACGTGGATCAAATTACGATTTAGGTGGATATACGCTTAATAAATATATGGAATCATGGACCGAAGCCAATAAATTCGAAAATATCCTCCAATCAGAAACTCAAAAACCCAAACTTCATGACAACTATACATTGAAAGATTTTGGCATCAAACTGACCGATACTCCAGATATTCGTAGACGCAAAATTGTGACAACTTTAAATAATAGTGAAAAGAAGCTGCTCACCAAAGATCTCGGATCATGGAATGCTATGGTGGACAATATTGTTAATCAGGTTTTGGCAGCTGGAGATTCTCCGGCAATTCTCACTGACAAACTTTAGTAAGTATGAACTTAAAAACTAGTCGACCTGTATTAAACTAAAATGTCTGAGACAATAAATAAACCTAAACGTAAGGCGAAACGGAAATCACAACGTAAGGCGAAAGAGGAACCATTGGTACAACAGGAAATTGCACCAACTCCGCGAAATGAAAATTATAATTTGGAGATCAAAACTATGCAAATGTCAGTTATTAAAATTTTGATTGAGTCTTTGAAAGAAGTGATCAATGATGCGACATTTATGTTTGATCAGGATGGTGTCCATATGAAAGCATTTGATGCTTACGAATCAATGTTTGTGGAAATGAACTTGCGGGCCGGGGGATTTGAATCCTTTTATTTGCGCGACCAACAGCGAACAATTTCGATTGGGATCATGCGTTTGTTTAAGATGATCGGCAGATCGATTACTTCCAACGAAATAATTACTTTGTACTTGGATGACACCAACAAAGGAGTACTTGGCGTGGACATGGAAAATTTCGCGCGGAAATCAAAAGATTCTTTCAAAGTTAAATTGATCGAACTGAATACGGTCGATGTGGAAATGAAGAAAAAACATGATTACCGAACTATTTTCAGTTTGCCGGCCAGTTATTTTCATAAATTATGCCGTGACATGAATTATGTGTCAAAAACGGTAATTATTTCATGTGTCAATGAGCAATTGATGTTTTCTTGTGTCAGTAAACTAGGAACGAGAGACAGCCCTATTGAACCAAGTAATGACTATCTCAAATTTATCAAGAACGAATGTCCCGAAGATATCAAACAAAATGAGTATTGTTTGAGTGATTTGATTAGTTTCACCAAATTCACAAATTTGAGCACAAATAGTCGGGTCAAGGTTCACATCAAAAATGATGCACCACTTTTGCTAGAATATGCGATTGGAGATTTGGGAACAATTAAAATTTATATTGGTCATGTCGCGAAGGAAGGAGATGCCAGTTAAAAAAAAATAAATTTTGTTTTTTTTTATTTAGCTTGAGGAATCGATTCCGCCAATTTGAGTCCAGTCACGGTCATATCAGTGACAGCATTGGCGATGGTAGCCGGTGGCTTCAACATTGAATACTTACGGATCGAAAGTCTAATTTGCTTAGACATTGTGTCAAGACCACCAACCCGGGCGAAGAGTTGTTGCAAGGGATCTCCGACACCAGAACTAGCCCCATAACATTTATTCCAAAGTTCAATAAATTTCATGACTTGTTTGAGCAGAGCCATGCTATCTGTTTGCGTGCCGATCAGAGCCCTATATCGGTTAAATGACTTACTGATATTGCGATGATGTTGGTTGGCATTACGTTCTAAGATGTGCACACGCAATTTAAGAGTTTCCTCGCTACGACTACGATCACGTTGAGCAGACAGCAATTCTCCGACTTCTTTCAGCTTATCACCTTTTTCGATGTACTCCAACAAATTATCGGAACGAGTCATTTTCTTTTGCGCATCAACCACCGCCTTGACTTTGGTGAGGTAATCATTAAGGCCTAGCATAATGTCATCGTAATTGGCACTCCAATCGGCTGTCAGTTGCTGGATTTCCGCTTTCAAATCATTGGCTGACAAGATTTTTCGTGTCACACCACTATCAGCAATGGCATGCAATCGGCGACCCAGTTCGACCAGCGCCGTGATATCCATGTTGTTACCAACAGTAGCCTTCGCGCAGGTAATCCGTTGTTCCTTGGGAACCATTTCGTTAATCAGACAGTACACTCCTGCATTCAGAATTTGGTAAACCCCCAAGAAGATATGGAGCAAAGAGATATGTTTATCCACCGAATCAGCCACTGCATTGGTAGCATCCACACATTTTTGGTGTTCCTCGGCTCCACTTTCAGACGCTCGGATGTAACTATCTTTCCAACGTTTCAGATCGGAAGAGTAATCACCTCGCGTTTCAGAAGCCGTCAGAGATTCCAAGTCGGCCTGCTCTTTGAGGCATTGGGCATTGTAACGTTCACGGTCGATTTCTTGGAGCATGTTGAACAAATTGTTCAGAATGGTTGGGACAGTACGACCCGATTGGTATCCGGCAATGGGTTGCAACATGGAAGTCACTGCTCTTTGGTCGGTAACCGAGTCTGTCCAGCGCGCAGGTCGACTGCTTTCGGCGGCCTTGATCACTTTGCTAAATTGTTTGGTCAACTCGACGAATTTAGAGAAGTCACCTTCCTGAATCACTTGGTGCAGCTTCAATTGGTTACGCGCATTTTCGTAAATGCGAATATAGGTTTTGTCCTTGGATCCAGCGCGGGCATTTTCAGAGATCAGGTTGTATAATTCTTGCACATTATTTTTGTAATCTCCGTCCGCCACCCCCTCTCCATTATTACTGACATCAACCAGCACAGAGGCCAAATCATTCTTGTCCAAATTTTGGATTGTGGTAATCCAATCGTTTTGAAAGGCTGTGCAGAACAATTCAACTCGTTGGTTCACGATTTTTTCATCCTTGTTGTACAGAGATTGGTAATTGAACAATTCTTTGGCATTGAGAACAGCGAGATATTTGCGCGCATAGTGATGGATACGTGTGCACCATTTCTCGGCTTTTTCTTTGCACATGGCCGCCAAAACGGCATCACTTTGAGAGCGATCAGACAAAGCTCGTTCAGCCCAAATCAGACGATCCAAGACAGCTTCAATATCTTTAATCATGACGGCAACATCGTAAGCTTTGGTGGCATCATATTTTCGCGCGGGCAAATCCACTACGTTGATACCGTATTGTTGACTAAATTCGGACAATTTGGAGTCGTTCAATCTGTAGGCAGAACCATCGGCTACGACAAGTCCAGCATCAACGAGAGGTTGCACAACGCACTTCATCAAAGCAGCCTGCATTTTGTTCTTGTCAGTCAATTGTTCCGATTCACGACACAGCTGAAACAATTTCAATACCTCAGATTCCTTAAGGCGAGCATAGATGAAGCTGTTGGCTTGATGTGCCTGGCGACCAATGAGACCAGCCTTGTTATTAGCGGCTTCCAGAGCATCCAAATGTTGACAACGAATGGTGCAAGCCAATTTGACAAAGCGCTCGGACAAATTAACTGCCAAAGTAGGAGCGAATGGTGTTTTACATTTGTCCTTCTTGAAATCTTCCAGGATGCGATCAGCAATCACATCAACTTTCGCCAAATTACGCTTCAGTTCGAATCCATTGTAGCGCAATTTCAACATGGACTTCAGTTCTTCCACAATTTCGTCATGGGCGCTATTCATAACCTGCAGACAACGGTTTTCATCGCCCACCAAAGAGAGGGGGTTGAAGATCATAGGATTGAGATCAGGGATTCCATTTCCACCTATGAAAATTTGCTGTTGAGGTTGTTCCAAATAACGAGAATCTTGTCCTGCCACCTCGAAAATATCTCGACCGACATTAGATTGAAAAGCCTTAAAGATGGATTCCTTGATGGCTTTCTTGAGCAAATCTTCGTTATGCATAGAAGTCACGATCTGTTTGCTGCGTTGGTTGAAATTGGCGACATTAGCTTCTTCGAGTTTTTCATTGTAATCGTCCTGAGAATTTTTACCCTTGCGCATAATGAAACTCGCATATTGGTTACGTTCTGCCAACTTGGCCAAAGTCGGGTTGTCTTCCGTGAGCTGACGAATGTAATCATGATAGTCGGCTTCCCGACTGGCGGCCATGATTTGGGTCAGACGAGCCTTGTTAGCTTGGTTCTGCAGTTGATTGACAGCCGTATCCAAGGCGCCAATGTATTCATTCTTGTTGAGAGCATCGCGAACTCGGTACAGTTCAGACAAGACTCGCGCATATTTTTCCTTGTTGGCACTCAAAGCTTGAAGCAATTCACGGTAATCAAAGTAACCCTCCAGGATTTTTTTGGCCGCATCAGTAGCCTTTCTCTTTTTGCCCTTACGTTTAGATTTCTTTTTGCTCTTACGCTTACCAGCCCCACCTTTTTGTCCACCGCAAACACCAAAGAGAGCATCATTTTCTTTGATACAGAAAGAGATTTCACTTTCGCGCAGCGACAGATCAAGTCGTTTCTTACGCAAGAGGTCTCCCAAGGCGTCACGTTCGGCCACCATTTTGACAATCTTGGGATGATTCCACTGCCATCCTCGTTGCATGCGCAAATCAATAGCGGGGTACTTTTGCACATTTTTGTCACGAGCATCCAATCCTTTCAACTCATTGGACAAGGAATGGGTAGTGGCTTCAATAGCTTTCGACAATTTGAGGTAGCGTTGGAAAGTATTACGGAAACTAATGTCGCTCACATCATCCAGGGCAAAATTGGGATCGATGCGGTGATCTTTCTTGAAATCCGAAATCACCGTAGCCAATTTAGGCAAGGCCTTAGTTTTGAGGACGGTTTCGAGTCCCACCAAGTCGGACATCAATTTTTCCTGAAAAGGGATCTGGGCTCCGATATATTTGATGAACCGTTGGTTACTCACGTTGACCATGAGATCGTAGCGGTTAACATCGAAATTATCCAGGAGATCCTGCTGACAAGATTTGACGGCATCAATCAAGAGCATGAGGTATCCACAGCGACGATTACGTTCGTCGTGCATTTTATCGAATTTCTTCAAATGCATGCGAAACTTGGCCACCATTTTTTTGTAATCAGGGTTATTCACCAAATGATACATAATTTCAATCTTGTCTTTGGTGCTCAGAATGCTTTGTTCCAGAAAATTATGCTTCAAGGTGGAGATGTTTCCGATGTCTGTGTAAAGTTCACGCAAAACTTTGGTCATATTGTTCGTAAGCGAATAGTAGTGGAGCAATTCGCGGCGCAATGATTCCACAAGTTTGCCGTGTGTAACCTTGAGACCGTGAATCTCATCTTTGTAATCGTCTAGACTTTGGACGAAAGCTTCATCTACCACTTTAAGATTTCTAAAGTAGAGTGCGTGAAGCTGTTGTATTTTATTGTACAAATCGATGTACTTAAAAATACTGTCTTCCAGATCTCTGTGAATCTGGGATTTATTCATATGATTCATATATCTTTCGACAAAGATTTTGTCCATTTTTGTTACGACAAATTAAATTAACTGTACTAAATGCCAAGATAAAAATTTTCTCGCACTCTATTGCAAGAGGAATTGTTCAATGAAAAGACAGTCCAGAACAAGAATTGACGCATCGAAATGCTCAGTTGATAAAAAATGGCAGCGCGAAACCTTCGCCACTTGTTATGATAAAGATAGTTTACTAGAACTGATTGCTGGATATAATCGTGTTAACAAAGATGATATGATTAAGTATACTGGGGGCATGTCCACTGATCAATTATGGAACCAATTAGAATCCAAAATGTTTGAAAAATATAATTGTCAAGAGGAATGGTGTTGGATTAATCAAGATTTGGTAAAAGTTCTGAACTATGATATCCAAAAAAAATTAAAGAAAAACATTTTTCTTCCTCCCCGACCCAAAGGCAAATATTCTTGGTTGTCTAGTTTAGACATTCTCGATGTCATGCAACAATATGAAAAAAAATATCCCGATTTCAAATTTTATGGACCCTATCCTCGCGATTTCCAAAATTTCCTGAATATTTACACTGACATGAAAAATTTTAATATTGCCAACGAATTCGTCCGCGGAATCAGACAAATCGCATTTGTCTTTAATTTGGACAAACAAAATGGTCCTGGTACACATTGGACCGCCCTATTCATCAATCTCAAAACGCAACCATTTAGTATTGAATATTTTGATTCTGTCGGCAATACCGAAAAAGGTAACAAGGTACCGAAGGAATTTAAAAAATTTATGTTAGACTGTGTATGTGATTTCGAAGCTTCGGGGTCAGTGCGTTTCCCAGTTATGCGAATTAAAAATCCAGGTTTTAGTGGCGGACAAAAAAAATGTCCGTTACAAGTGAATGATTTCATAGATGTCGTACGGGGAACAGCCGCTTTAAATTTGGATACCGTTTTGAAAGTGAAATTTAATACGATCCAGCACCAGCAAAAAAACAGTGAGTGTGGTGTGTATGCGATTAATTTCATTGTGGAACGTGTCAACGGTAAAACTTTCGAAGATATATCAAAACATATTGTGCGGGATGACGAAATGAATACGCGACGCGACAAATATTTTCGACCTGCCAAAAATTAAAAATTACGCCAATCAATGATTCGGAGTTGCATAGTTCGCATCGGATCTTGGGATAATTCTACTAAGTATTTCCCCAGTTCAATTTTGTTTTCCTCAATATGGGTGTCCAAATCGTTGTCAGCATAAATTTTGGTTTCAAATTTGAGAAATTTGCGTGCAATTTGGTCACCCTGTTGTTGCAAATTTTTGATCCTCATTAAGGCAGGATGATTTGCCCCCAACATATCCAAGAACATCAGATCAGTCATCGTAATTTCAGCCAATTGAGATTCAATTTTGGCAAAGAATTGGTGTTCTTTAATAGACATTTTTTTTTGCACAACTATTCCGTCGAGTTCATCATTCTGCAGCTGAGGATAAAGAGCTTGAAGAGTTTGTCGGGAATAATCTTTTTCCGCATCACGTAACATTTGTGGTTCTTTTTTGATTAAATCATTGAGACCAGGTGTTCCTAATAATTCTTCCAAATGTAATAAAAAAGAGAATTTATTATTGGTCGAGCCATGTATCAATTCGTTGAATTGTTCCAGTTTTTCAGTGACTGTAGAAGATGAGTATTTGTCAAGGAAATAGTTTATTAGCTGTTGCATGCTCTAAAATAACCTTGCAAATTAAAATATTACATACCGATACCAATCCAACGTCGGTTCCAATAAAGTGTGATAATAATTATTGTAATTGGTGACAACTTTTTTGATGAAATCATCGGGAGACACATATTTACTGCCACCAACTAAACATGCTGAAAGTAACCATGATTCGCCAATAGGATAAATTCGTACAATTTGTTTGCCTTTTGATTTTTCAATTTCGTAAGTTGTCGAATTTTCCCCATGACATTCCATTATGATTTTATCCTTGTCATTTTTGATAACTATTTTATCAAAATTGGGTACATTTGGGTGCCAAAGTTGACTCCATTGGGCAAGGATATTCCAAAAATATTTTTTTTGACCAAAATGCTGTTTAATAATATATATGCCATCGGCATAAGTACCCAACTTGATAGTCGTCATATGTGCGTTCATGCTAGCGAGTACGTGTGTTTATTTTTTCATTTTTTTTTGTGACCGTAGAGTAAAATGGCAGAAAAGCGTCAAATGTATCATCTTGACCAGGGTGTGGATAAACCACATCCCACTCGTCGCGAAATATTAGCCAACTTGGGCCAAAAAAATGCTCTAGAACGACCAATTGTTCCTCAAAATTATATGTTTGCGGAAAATAATATTGCTGATATTGTTGAATCTATTCAATATAACATCGAAGATTTGGTCATTGACAGAAATTTTACGCGCGAACTTTTGGAATTAATGAAATGTGTTTATAAAAGTCGACCAAACTGGGACCTCGACATCAAAAAATTGAATGAAATTATCGTTAGAAATGCAGTGCAGAATTTGCAGTGCGGAGACAAATTAAGTGCCTACCAGGAAAAGGAGGAAGCTCCCGTGCTTGTCCATTCGCGTCCCAATTATCTCTACAATATCAAATACGTACCTAAATCTAAACAACGTGAACATTTTAAGACCGGAAAAACCACCGCGCAATTACGATCACAAGATCGGACCACGACCGATATTGCCGCCTCCACAATTTTGGGGGAAGAAAAACATCCCGTAACTTTATATAAAACCGCTAAGCAAACTAACAATTATCGTGAATTTTATGTGCATATCGATTCACGAGATCGTGATGTTTTCGCTTTTCCCTCCGCGAGTCGTTATAGTATCGATTTATTGGCGGCGGCAGGTAAGGCCTCCGGATTTGTGAGTGATTTGGAACAACGACAAGTTCGAGATGTCGTGGAAGTTAGTCTGGTGGAAGCTATTTTACCTAATATCTTTATTACTTCGCTCCCAAATTACAAACAACCCTATATCTTCATGGACATTGATGAATTTGATGGAGAATTGTATGCCACCAGTATTGCCGGTAAAAGATTGTTCGGTAAATTGCGATTTGAATTGACTAGTTTGCCAGTCCCCGCCATCACTTTTGTCAACATGAAATGTGAAAGTTGTATCCGCAAATGGTGGTACAAAGATCCTCGCGATGAATATCAAAACAACCAGACCCCGTTCCCGAAGTTGGATAAAATGACTATTAACTTGTTAGATTACAACGGCGAACTATTTAACTTCGGACAAGATAGCTTTTCGATTACTAATGTAGCCTCGGTTGGAACTAAAACGCAAATTACTACCGCCACTTCACATAATCTTACCACCAATGATCTGATTTATTTAAAAAATATCTTTAATCCACCCGCTCCTCTAGGTGATGGATTAATCAATAATGATTTGACGCGAAGTCAGGGGTTTTTGGTTGATGCCGTTATCAGTGGTACCGTTTTCTCAATCGATTTCAATTCTTCTTCTTTGGGACCATTTACGCTTGATACCGCGACTGTTTTGAAGGCAGCCTTGCAACATAGTTTGACCTTTTTAGTCCGCTCCATCGGTGGAAGTTAATTTGAAATTTTAAATCCCAGGAATCGGTATTGTAGTCAAGTAAAACAATGCAGCAAATACCTAAAGATCTTTGGATCGTGATCTTGAACGAAGGTATTATTCCTGTCGGCAATGTCATTGCGGGACTGAAACAAGTCACCAAGATGCGCGAAGTTTGTAAGGCTTGGTATCGGGCCTTGTCCAAAATAGATTTCGTGGTAGGAGATCAGCTCCAGTTTCATACGCTACGTGACGCGATTCGTTTCCGCAGTAGTTTTCCCAAATTAAAATGTGGATTTTCTGTAACCCCTTATAAAAATGGCGACCCATATGGACATATTTATCTGGACGATCAACTCACGATTTTAACAATTGATGTCAACCAGGATTCAGTTGTGCCCTTCGATACGGGTATCGGAAATGAGTACACTGAACCGGAAATTATTGAATTTGGATCGAAAATTGTTTATCGGTCGAATCATTGGGTGCAAACTTTGCAATGGCTCTTTAAACTGGGTGTCCCAGAGGGTATTGATGGATTTCTCTATCACAGCTGTCAATTGTCAAATTCTCACCCCGAAGGAATTGAAACGGTCTTGATTTTGCTCGACAACCAACTTAATTTCGAAAAAGTCATCTTTGGGTACAAAGAAATCCAATTTACTAATGCCCCAGAAGCACACTTTATTGACGACGACTCAGACTAAAAAAATAAAAAAGTTGTTTTTTTGCATTCAAGTGTGGTGAGGACACACTCCAGTTCCAAACTTTTCCCCTACACAGTCTGGTTGCAATGCGATGTTGTTTTAAATACTATCTGGCTCCAGGTTCAGTTCCTTAGCTATCTATTAATAATTATAGCAAGTTTTCCCTGCAGATCACAGCTTAGTATTTTCAGGAATGGGCACAGTAGGATTCCTGTGTGATACGTGTGGTGTCAAGAAGTCCAAATTTAATACTCACCTTAAATTCACACTAGCACCGGTACAGATTTAGCCGAACCATTGTTCAACATCCATCACCCTCGTCTAATATTCTCCCACGCAACCCTTATACGCGTGAACTTTAGCCGAAAATGACAGTCTTGGTGAGAAGCAGTTCCTCGAAGAGTAATAGAGTTATTAAAGATTAAAGATTATGGGTAAGTATGATCTTGAGTCTTAAATTTACTCACTTTCCCCGAAGTGTTTGACATGCGTTCAAACATCTTCTTGAGTATGTCTAAGCACTATTACCAAGTTCTGAATTTAAATTTTCAATTTTTTTTTGAAATAAAAAAGAGGGGTGTCCTAAAATAGTGGGGCAACACCATTTTTGTGAAGTCAACTTATTCCTCTACGTACAGTTGAAACTATTTCTTCACGACATTTTTTTCTATTGGCGTTAGCGCGACCATTCCTAAATACCGAGCCATGGCCCCGATACCTAGGCACACGCAACACAAGAGTGGTTATTTGATATCCTGGCACTTTTCAAACCGTAGAGTCACAACTGAGCCACCAAATGGGTATTGGTGGATCCACCATAATCATGAAAGTTTCAAGGCGTAATCAAAACTGGCCAGGTTCCTTTTCGTCTCTTACTTTCGGGTGACGTGGCTGCTTCAAGCGTACACTAAAAGCTGTTTAGAATTTATTAGTTTTGTAACGCCCGCCGTGCGAACTATAACAACTTTGAGGCACCAAAGAAGTTAGTAATTGATTGCCCTCAACCTTTTGAAACCTGGAGCGATTTAATCTAACTTATACTTAAGGTGCAAGGTTTATTTTTTCAATTTTTAAAAAAAGAAAAAAATGTGTTGTAAACACTGGTACTTGCAATGGGCGGTATTTACCTCGTACCATGGCAGGGTCGCATTAATAATCAACTTATTCCTCTGCACAGTCGATTAACGTGGCGTTTTCTAATTGGGGTGGCTAGGTCTCTCCCGAGTGGTTAAAACAGAGTCACTCGTGGGACAATTTACACTTTACTCCCTTCAGTATAAATTGTCCAGGAAGGTGCTTATTTAGAGTGGGGTAAGACATACAATTACATTAACTAAGTTCATAGAATGTACTGAAAATGTCAATCGGGACCACTTTCGTCCATCCACTAGTGTCGCGAATGAGCTGTAACTAGCTGGCACCTAGTTAGTAGTTACGCAAACCGCCTTGGTAACCGGGTATTAATTATAGGGTGATATTATATTTATTATAAAAATAACACAAATTTTTTCAATTTTTTCCGATTGAAAAAAAAAGCCTTGGACGCGAGGTAAACGTCAGACCACACACACCATGAAGTTGTCATCTCAGCAACGGAAAAAACTGAGGAGTTTTGTGCCCGGATGGGAAGATTATGAACGACGCAAGGCGCTGCGAAAAATAATGCGCACCCGGAGACGGCGCAAGAGAAAGAAAGAGAACCGTATGGCCCGTCTAGCCATCTTTTGGTTGACCGCGATATCCCCCAATTATCGTCAATTAGTTGGCGAACAATTGCACCACGTACTTTATCATGAGCGGGCTCAAATGGCGCAAGCGACATTGAATTCCTTAGGGGAAAAGGGAACAACCACCAAGAAAGTGGCGCGGCAGCAACTCGAAGTAGACAAGCTACGGCGGCAAAAAAAGGCGGCTAGGCGCAAACAACGGCGGGCACAGAAACGTTGGGAGAAGTTACCTGAGCGGTCACCATATGGCATTGAATTTCATCAGGGCCAGTAATTTTTTTTTCGCAAAATAACACAGCGATGTCAGAGGATGATTTAAGAGAGATGGCCAAATGTTTTCAAGATTGTCAAAACGAATTTATTACCCAGCGACGCGACCTGCAGAAGTGTGGAGGGAAAAATACACTGCGGCGTTTTTTCTACCACACTGTACCGGGAAATATCATTATTGCCATGATTATCTATTTTCTAGTCCAAAATCTAGTGGGAACATTCTTGGGTGAGTAGTTGAATTTAGCATACTGATAAAAATGTAGAGCAGCGCATCCATATTTTGGTATAACAAGATAGTTGTTACTAAAACAGTAATCCAGATCAGGACTACGAATCCTAAAATGACACTCAAGACGATCAAAATCGCCTGCTGTTGTATCATGACTGAGAAACATGAATCTGGATCTACTGAAATAGCAAAAATTCAATTTGATTTTTTTTTAATTTAAAAATAATTCTGTATTAAGAATAATTATGATTACCAATATCAAAAAAATCGATGACCAGACGGTGACCTTTGAGGTCAAATCTGTCCCTATTCCAGAAGCTAATGCGCTCAAACGTATTTTCAAAACTTGTATTCCGGTCGTGGCCTTTGACCCGGACCAAATCAAGATTCACAAAAATACCACGAGTCTACGTGATGAGTTTTTAGTTCACCGCATTTCTATGTTACCGATTGACAACATGCAAATTACCGGAAAAGTCAATCCGGGATCGATCACTTTCGAGTTGCAGGTCAAAAATGACCATAAGGACTACCAATTAATTCAAGTTTTGGGGAAAGATTTGGTACCTAACACCAAAAAAGTGTATTTCGATCCTCAATTCTTGTTGACAGAGATCAAACCCGGACAGGAACTACATCTGACAGCCCATTTGAAATTATTTGACGAGAAAAGTAGATCTATTCAGAACCGTAATACACTCCATATCTTTTACACCTATGACCCCAAAAAAGAGTTGCCTAAGGGCAGATATGATTTCCACTTTACGCTAGAAAGTTTCGGCAGTTACCCAGTTAACAATTTAATCACGCTCGGTAAAAAATACTTTGCAGAGACATTCCGCTATTATCTGGAAAATTTAGATAACGATCAGGTTTTCAGAATTGATGAAAAAATGCATACTGTTTATATTACAACTTTGACCCGCGAGGATGTACACACGATTGGCAATCTTTTGGTCCAGAATATGTTGGATAATCATCGAGATTTAGAATATTGTGGGTATAAACAGACTCATCCAACTGAAAATATCTGTGTATTGAAAATTATACCTGCGTCAGAATCTACTTCGGCAGCCTGGTTGCGCAAACATATCCGGGAAGCATTACAAAGAATTATCAAAATGGTATGATAATTATTTCTTTATTTAAAGATAAACCGGCGGATAATTATTAAATGCAGGCACAACGATTATGTTCACAAAAAGAAAAAATCAATGAGCAATTTAATACTCAATTATACAATTTCCTGGATTGGTGTGGAAAAACTTTTACTTGGATAAAGGATTTTCATATGTTTCGGGATGTAGCGTGGGGATATACTAAATTATTTCGACACAAACTAATAACCAATTGGTATTCACATGTGAATGCACATTACAAAAAACAGATTTTGACCAACGACAAGCAATTTTTCCTGGACTTGAACAAAGATCAATTAATGAAAAATGTCACCAATCAAGATGCTCGCAAAATGTTGGAAGAGTTTGATTTTGACAAAGTTTTGCACTTCAAAGAACTATTTGGTAGTCCAAATTTTAACCAGAAGCATGAAAATAAGATATTCACGACGATGCAAATCTTGAATAAATTGTCAGAAAAATTTCACGACATCAACGAACAACTCGAAAAAATGGCGTTTTAACTTAAAAAAAACAGTCATTTTTATTTTTTAAATGGATAATCTTCTATTAGACAATCAAGTAATTATTTTGGCGTCCGATATTGAATTTGACGATTTAAAAAAGAAAATCGTAAGAATGCACATTATCATTTCGAAATTTATTAATGCACTCGAAATGGTTTACACAGATTATGCTCAAATGTTGCAAGAATCGCGACAAATGTTGAGCAGTTGGAAAAATACGATGCAAAAAGCCGACGCCCCCAAGTCACTTTTGATGACTAAATTGGTGCAATTTATTAATCATGTCACGAATGAAATTAATAGTGTGGGTATTGATTTTGATCAACGGGACGACAAAAAGTACATCAACACTCTCTTTGCCATCGACACTAATCAGGAATATGAACCGGTTTATTTGTTGCGACCCATCGCGATTGATTTCGTAAGTTTGTGGGCTAATCCAGCTACAACCATGAAAAGAAAAAAACAAATTTTGGATTATTTGTATTTGATTAGCAAATTTGGAAAAAGTGTCATGAATACATTTGTCATCATGGACAAGGACGAATTTCAGGAAAAATTTGGATTGGACTTGGCTAATTTCGATATTGACAACATGAGTTTCAATGTGAAATCGATCTCGGATTCTTTTGCCAAGATGTTGAATGACGACGACGAAACAGTTGACACAACACCCTTGACGGAAACTGTTAACACCGTTTTGACTGAATTTTTGGGAGTGACAGATCCGACACAAGACATAAATTTGCAAACCTTGACATCTTTGCACAGTCAATCTACCGGGCTGACTGACAGATTGGATCGTATTTCGAATATTTTGGATACGAAAGGTATTAATGACCAGGACTTGAAAAATTCGGTAACTAATTTGAGCAAAATTTTCGCCAAAAAGAGTGGCATCAAGGACACCGCTACGAAAGAGCTCTTTGAGAAATTGGCAAATGGAGAAAATTTGGACGATCCTTCGACATTTGAGGAATGTCAAAAATTGATGTCCAACAATCCCCTCTTCAAACAATTTGGTTTGAATTTTAGACAATAAGATTAATTTAAATTTTTTTTCGTTGATGGTAGTAAGTGACGTAATTATGCATAATAATGGTTATAGTTATATAAATAAAAACGATGATTACAAATCTGAAGACACACCATTTTTCAGAGTTTATTCAGATTATTGGCCCTACCGCAATCCAGATCCCAATGCAGCGAATGAATCCTATACTGCTGCTGGAGGAGTTAATATGGATTCGTTAATGGATACTCTCAGTCAGCGAAGTGAAATGCGACGAGCAGCCACCAAACCGGTCGCCAAACCAGTCGCCAAACCGGTCGCCAAGCCGCCTGTCAAAAAGGAGTCATTACAAAATACCGCTGCGGATAAATTTTGGTACAATAATCCGAAAGTGTTGGTGTCAGATTGGCGTGACCTGGTACCAGACGAGAAAATGGGGACAGAGCGATATCTCAATGCGATGGCCCGTTTGAGTATTTTGCTATTTCTGATCATGTGGTACATCAAGGGTGAATCGTATTACATTTGGATGCCGATTGTTGTTTTAATTATGACAATTTATGTATATACTTTTCGCAAACAACGTGAAAAATTCAGTGGTGGCAGCTACAATACTGACATTAGTCGAGAATATCCACCTACTTTATTGCCGAAAAACTTGGCTCCGGGAGTGAATAAATCAGTAACAACTGAATCAGTAAATAATCCGTTCGACTACAGTCTGTTGACGGACATTGATAAAGATTACACCACTTTTACTCCGAAATTGAGCAACAAACCCGGTGACTATCAGTGGGTGGATGCATTTGATCATGAGCCAGCTTGGTGGATCAAATATTCCAAAGGCAATCCTAACTTCAATTTCGAACTGTATGGAGATTTGCCAGAAAAACACTCGAAATTTATTGCGGAACGTTTTAAGGAAAAATTGGTACCTTTCGAGAGAAGTTTAGATAATTTTCCGCCTATGTGGTGGAGCAAAAAGAATATTGACAGAAAGTTGTATTATAATGATTGGTAATTTAGTACCTAATTTTTTTACTTAAAGACATGACGATGTGTATCTAATTACATGACAGACAATTTCAATTATATGACAAATGACCAGCCTGAATCTGGTTTTGAACAAAGTGGCAGATTATTTTTGGTATCATTTGCGAAACCACCACATGATATCACATCTGCGCGAGAGGTTGTAATGATGAAAGAATTTTTGTGTTTTCTCATCAAACATAAAATGATTACCGTAGCCCCAGAACTGGAATCATTGGATATTTTGAAAAAAGTAATTCTTGATCAATACCAAAAAGAAATTGATCAAAATGGATTGAAGTATCCCGAACTTGATGATGAGGAAAGTGCCGAATTGTTGTTGCGACTCGATCCGTGTGACAAAGAATTGATGGATGTACTCTTGGCACGATACGACGAATTCAAATTTGTCAACAACGAATCACTACAAGAATTGGCGAAGAAAATACGTCCGGACGTCATGTTTGGGCAAGCTTTCAAAATCCGGGGCACAGCACCGAACACGGTCGACGGACACAATTACTTGAAGCAGCGAGCCAAATTGTTGGGAGACACTGACGCCAATTTTGATGTTTCGGCAGGAGAAATGTACAAGTGGTTGCCATTTGATCCGGATGTCTCGCATATCCAGGACCAGACTACTCGTGATGCACGTATGAACGACATTTTGCGCGGATACATGGAGAACCAACAAGAAAAAGCGGAGTTTTTGGAGAAGTTGCGGCAGGAAGAGATCAAGAAAATGTCGGAAAAGAATCGTGTGCGCAAAGAACAGCAACGGGAACAACGCAAAAAAGAAATTATGGAAAAATTGCAGGAAGGAAAAGGTAAGGAAGAGGAGGAAGAATAAAAATAACCAACTATTTTTTTCTCCCAAAATGATAAAGGAATGAGTAGCAAAGAGCTAATTAATTATTCAATACTAAGTGGTTTAGCCATCGGATTAATATCATTAATCTTGTTATTTTTCCGCAAACCACAGATCTGCGACGACAAACAAGGAGCGGCCAATCATAACAAAACGATAATTTTGAATAGTTTGGTGGTAGCTTTGATGTCCGGACTGGCGGTATTTTTCGTACATAAAACTTTGGTCGGCAGCGAAATAGAACAAATGGGGGGATCAGAATTAGATCAAATTATGACGGGTAGTGCACCATTTTAATTTCTCAATCAAGATTAATGGAGAATTTGGTAAAATTCATATTTCACCCCCTGGTATCGGCATTGTTGATCACAATTTATTTATATCGCCGATATCAAATTGAAGATAAATCTGATTTGGTGATAATTTATTTAAGTGTGAGTGTTTTCTTATGGTTTTTCAATAAATCTTCAACGTTAACTGATTGGCGCACACCATCTGCCCCATTTAATTCTGATGGCGGATCATTTGGAGCTGATTAGTTGCGTATTTTTTATTTTATTTTTTCCTTTTAATGTAATAATGTAATTATGGCGGACAAAGACCAAAAATTTCTACTTGACCTGCAAAAATTTAATATGAAAAAAGTTAAACATAACAAAATATTTATCATTCTGGGTAAAAGGTATAGTGGCAAAAGTCATTTACTTAAATATATTTTATATCACATGCAAAGCATTCCGATTGGGATTGTAGTTTGTCGCACGGAATACATGAACAAAAGTTATAAAAAATTCATACCAGCGGCTACTTTTCATCACGAATATAGTGATAAATTATTGTCCAAATTTGTGACTAGGCAAATGGACGAATCTGATCGGTATGGTGATGAACAAGAACGATTTGGCTACTCATCATGTAATCCGGAAGCCTTCTTGATATTCGATGATGTCTTAGATGACACTAAGTGGTGTACCAATACTGATATCAAATTTATATTTTATAATGGTCGTCATGCCAAAATAACTTTCTTCTTATGTATGCAGCATCCTTTGGGGATTCCACCCAGTCTACGTACACAAGCTGATTATGTTTTCATATTTAATGACGAGAATATTGAAAATCGTAAAAAAATATATAATCAATATTGCGGTATGTTTCCCAGTTTCGCAATTTTTAACAAAGTGATGAAACAGGCTACGGGTAATTATTGTTGTTTGGTAGTTGATAATACTAATCCTACGGCCGACAGTATCAACGAAAAAGTTTTTTGGTACAAAGCACCTCTTGAAATCCCCACTTTTACCATGTGTGTGGACGAATTATGGCACAATAATGAATCCAATTGGCAATTATTCCGTAGAAAAGTTCGAGCTAGTCGGGACGAAAAATTGAAACCGAAAAAGCGAGCCGCACGCAAAAAAAATGAAGTGCGTATTCGCAAGGTCGAAGGTGGTAGCCAGGCTAAAGCTGGCAAATATTTACCCGGAATTCAATTTCGCACGCAATCAGGTTTCAATTAAACATTTGGTAGCTTGTTGTTTACGTTTGCGTTTTTTCTTTTTGGCCAATTCTTGTTGCACTAATTTTTTGACCAAAGACATTTGCTGTTCGCGTTTATGTTTGCGGTAATATTTTTTTAATTTCAAATATTGTGCATATTCTTTTTGACTGATGGTTTTTTCACCTCCCGTCTGAACCGGTTTGGTCTCAACTTCGTCTTCGTCGCTGACACTGCTGTCCTCGTCGTCGTTCTCGTCATTTTCACTGACTTCGTTTTCGTCGTCGTCTTCACTGTCGCTGTCGTCGTTTTCGTCGTTGTCGCTTTCAACTTTACCCAAATTTTTGTCCACAATAGGTGGCGCATTACCCCCAACTGGTGGCAAGATAGGATTATCAAGATCAACAAATAATTCGTCCGGTTTATTAGCCGTATCCATCATTTTCAACTTGCGTTTTTCGGATGGAGTGGTTGCATCGAATTCAACGCGCAAAACAGGACCCTCTTCCGATTCCTCGCTGCTTTCGGATGCCCCGCCAACTTTTTCCACTTCGCTGACCACCTCGGTCAACATTTCGTCTTCGTCTTCGTCCTCGTCCTCGTCTTCGTCCTTGTCTTCGTCGTCAAGAACTACCTCTACTTTGACATTCTCATCTTCGTCTTCGTCTTCCTCTTCCTCTTCCTCTTCCTCTTCCTCTTCGTCTTCGTCTTCCTCTTCCTCTTCGTCTTCGTCTTCGTCTTCGTCTTCATCTTCGTCTTCCTCTTCCTCTTCGTCTTCGTCTTCATCTTCGTCTTCCTTTTCTTCTTCGTCGTTTTCGTTTTCGTTTTCGTCTTCGTCGTCTTTTTCGTCTTCGGCTTCGTCATTATTTCCTCCGGATTGAGAAATGATGATAATAGTGGGCAGAATTCGCCGGACACTTTTGATCATTGAATCGTAGATTAATTTTTTGACTGCCTGGACTCGTTGTTGAATTTTGACAGCATCCCCACGTTTATTCAGGAGGTACGCTTGTTCCCAACAATCACGGGCGATATCAATAAGACATTCATAGAAAAAGTTGGTATTGTCAGGGATATTGAGATCAATTCGTTGATCTGCC